TAGGTGGGTGCCGATCTGGCACTCAGAGCGGGCCCCCCGTAGGGGGCCCACCCTCAACGTCAGAGCGTCGACAGGTTGAGCGGCAGGCCGTCGAGCGGGCCCGAGTAGCGGCGAACCTCGCCCGCCTCGACCCAGCGCACGGAGCACCACTCGTCAAGCGGCGAGTAGTAGAACCGGAGCAGAACCGGGGCCGTGGTGGGTGCTGCCCAGACAGGGGCCGGGGTGACGAGGGCCCCCGTAGGGGCCCCCGTCCGCGTGCCCGTGGTGGCGGTCACGCCTGGGCCTCGATCATGCCCGCCACGACCAGGGCCACCAGGGCCGAGGGGGCATCGTGCGCCCCGTTGAGGCGTCGCAGGTTGCCCGCGTGCGACTTCACCGTGTCCACGCTGCGACCGGTGACGGTGGCGATAGTGGTCAGGGAGTAGCCCTGCCACATAGCCGAGTAGACGGCCCGACGCTCGGGCGTCATGCGGAACCCCTCGACGTTGGGCAGGGGGGCCGTCGCTGCGGTCCGCACGTAGCCCCGCGTCCCGTTCTCCGTGGTGCCCCGCACGTAGACGGGGGCCTCGGCCCCTGCCGCTCGCAGGGTGCCGACCACGGCGGCAACGGCGGGGGCCTCGCGGTCGAGGTCGATCACCACGCCGTTGCTCTGGGCCACGTAGACGAGCACGGCCCTACGGACCGTAGCCGAGGGGCCCCGGTAGAGGTGCCCGCAGTAGAGGTCACCGCATGACGCGGCGTGCTCTGCCACGCTGAACCCCTCGGGCATGTCGTGGGTGAGGGCCGGGAACGTCCCGGGGGCCGTGGTGCTCTGGGTCGTGGTGGGCATGTCTGCCCCTCTCCGGGCCCGTGGTGGGCCCTGGTGGGTGGCGCATGGTCGACCCTGCCAGGGAGGCAGGGAAGGGGCCCAGCGGCCCGCACGCGGGCCCCTGACGGGGCCCCGCGCTAGTCGCTGGGATCGTGGTCTGTCTCGTCATCGGGGGTTGCTCGGGGCCCTGGTGGGCCCGTCGTGGCAGTCGCCTAGCCCGATGGTCGTCGGCCCCTCTGCTCCCTCCCTGCTAGGCGTGGCCCGGGATCGTCCGGGCCCTTCACTAGCGGGGGCGCGTGCTGCGTGCGGCCCTCCCGGGGGAGGGGGCCCTAGGGCCGTGGTCCGCGTGCGGTGCCGATGGGTCAAGTATGGGGCCCGGGGGCCTCCCTGCCCAGCACCCAAAAGTGTCATTTCTGTCGGGCCCCCCGAGGGCCCCCCGGGGCCCTGACCTGGGCTTATGCCTCAGGGGGCCGCTCCGTTGGCGAATCGTCCGTTGTTGCAGTTTTTCACCTGGGTACATGTACAAATGCCTCCTGCTTCCAGTGAAAATGCCTCATTCCTCCCTGGGACGCGGCCTCCCTGCCTCAATGGTTCTTGAAAAGTGCTGAAAGTGCTCCAAAAGTGCAAATAACGCACCAGAAGGGCTTCGTGGGGCCGAGCCAGGGGCTCTTCGCGATGGGCGGGGGCTTTGGGGCCTTCGGAACGGCCTTCGAGCGGGGATCCTGTTCGTTTTCGCGATGTGTGTCTGCGCTTCGCCTGCCTCGGCGGCTACTGCATGGGTGGGGGCTGCTACGTTGCGCGTTCTGGGCTGCGCGGACCGCCATCCGAGTGTAAAGTGCGTAAGATACCCACATGAACATGAAATCTGCGAAGAAGCGGGACCTGGCCTCCCGCACCGCCCGGGTCATCTACACCGATGGCACCGTGACGGACGTGGACTACGAAGAGGGCGAGTCCTACGAGGTGCGCTCGTGGGGCGTGATCCTGTACTTCCCTGATCACAAGTCCATGATCCCGTGGCACGTGATCGAGTCGGTCGCCGTGACACCCCCGACGCATCGTCCTGCGTACCGCCGTGACTGGGCCCTGATCACAGCGACCGCCCTGGGTGCGCTGGCGATCATGCTTTCGATCTTCCTGGAGCACTGATGCTGGTTCACGTGATCGTGCGCACCACCATGTGTCATCACTGCAACTCGGTCCAGTCCCAGGAGACCGAGGTGGTGGCCGTGCATCGCCGGGAGAAGAAGGCCAAGAAGTATGTCAAGTTGGCGAACGCCACCTGTCCCCCATGGGAGGAGTTCTCCTACATCTCGTTCAACATGCACTCGTGATGCGTAACATGTTGTCATGACATCACAGGAACCCGCTTCTAACCCCGCTGGCGAGCAGCCCGTGCCCGCCCCTCCCATCTACACCCCGCCCACCGTGGCATCCCCTGGTGACTTCCGTGAGTACGCGCCGGGTGCGCCCGTGCCTCAGTACGTCCCGCCCATCGACCAGTCGCTGGATCCCGCCGTGTCTCGTCACTCGGCTGCCAAGTCGAACTCGATCCCGGCGATCACGTGGGTCGTCCTCGGCGCGCTGGTGTTCGTTGCACTCGTCGCCGCTGGCATGGCCGTGCTGTACAAGACGACCAACGACGACCTGACCAAGTCCAAGGCGCTGGTGGCCGAGCAGCGGGAGACCATCGCCGCCCTGCAAGGCAAGGTGTCCGCACTCGAACAGGATCGCGACGCCGCCACCGCTGCTGCCAAGGAAGGCCTGACGTGTATGAAGACTCTCACGTCGGCAGTGTCGGGCTTGTCTGACGACTCCCTCGGCGGCTCGCTCGCGGCCCTGTCGGTCCTGTCCGGCGGTCAGCAGCAGTGCGTGGACGCGATCAACGGCATCCAGGCCCTCGACAGCACCGGATCGGACTTCGCATGAGCGAGAACCCCAAGGTCACCGAGATGACCTCCGCTGACCACGTGTACACGGCACAGGTCATCTTCGAAGAGATGGCCAAGTACCCGTACGGTGAGTCCCCGCTGGAGGCGAACCAGGCCAACCGGATCATGCTGCACTTGCGGTTCGCCGAGGTGCTGCAGGGAGCCGAGGACGTGGACCGCAGGATCTGCCCGCACGGGTCCACGGGCATGTGCGTGTCGTGCCTGCACGAGGCGGTGCGCAACGGCGTGAGCGACGGGATGCCCCGGACATGACTGACATCCAGGTCGAGGTCAAGGTGGTCATCAAGTCGCCCTCGGGTGCTGCCACCGAGGTCAAGCGAACCCTGGTGTCCCACACGGGTGACAACACTCGGTTCTACGCCGGGGTCACTCGCACGGGGCTGCGGTTCGCGGAGGACCAGATCATGGACCTTCTCAAGAGCCAGTACGGCGGCAAGGGCATGGAGGACGACGCACCCTCGGAGTGGCGAGGATGACCGAGTTCCCAACCCGCAAGGAGACGCGGGACGCGCTGCCGATGCCGAAGCAGATCGCTCGGCACAAGGTGCGGGTGATGACGTACGTCGAACTCATCCTGTGCGGCATCACCATCTCAACCTTCGCGTTCACCGCGCTGATCGTCAAGACCTGCATCGAACTCATGCTGGAGGGCTCGTGACCAAGATCGTACTGCCGCTGCCGGAGGGCTACGAGCGGCGCTACACGTCGTCCCGAGGTCGGATGAGCCACATCATCCTGGCCAACGGCAACAGCCAGCACGAGGACGCGCTGTGCCGCGCGCTGCCGACCGCCCAGGGTTGGTTCGGCACAGGCACCCAGGACGAGCGCGAGCGGGCTGAGGCGCTCCCTGAGTGCGCCAAGTGCGCCACGGTGATGCGCCGTCTCCAGAGGGCCATGGCCAAGGCGGTGGACGATGAGCGGTGACCTGGACGGGCTCATCACCATGAGTGACGACGCCCTGGAAGCCCACTTCGAGCGGTGGCGTTACCAAGAGCACCAGCGGCGCATGTTCGACGTGGCGATCGCGATGGTGCGGGACCAGGCTCGTCACGTGGTGCTGGATGGCCTCGCTGACATCGCCCCCGTCGACATCTGCCCGTCGTGGTGCTCGGTGTGCAACGAGTCCTGCGACGAGTGCTTCCTCAAGGTGCATCCGAAGGTGGGACTGCGTGTGCAGTACACCAGTCACTGCAGGTTGCACGGATGATGCCCGACGACGCAGGGCTGGTGTGGTACAAGCCTGAGGGCTGGACCCACAAGTCCGTCGACTTCGCGGTCATCAACCGAGACACCATCATCACCGCGCTCAAGGCGTGCGGCACGATGAGCACCTCCACCCCGCACCTCGGCTTCCACAAGTGCCAGAACTGCGGCATGCCGGTGGCCCGGATGAACGGTCGTGCGTACGCGCACCTGTATCTCACGCGCTACCTGTCGTTCTCTCGGCCCGGGACCTGGCACTACGTGTGGCGCGAGGTGGCGGACCCGAACGCGCTCCGTGGTGCCGAGGTGTGCTTCAAGCCCGAACCGATCGACCTGGAGAACCGGCGATGAAGATTCACACCGTGCAGATGGAAGGCTTCGCCGTCCCCGGTGACATGGACACCATCGTGTACATCAACGGTCAGCCGGTGATGACGAACAAGGTCGTGTACGAGCAGCACACAGACTTCGCCGAGGACATCCAGTACGGCATGCTGGTCTCGGCCCCCTCCGAGACGTACATGGATGTCACATTCCGGCTCAAGGCTTACCGTGACGTGCTGGGCCGGTACACCGTTCAGGACGGCGATCCTCACACGCACTACTTCGCCGCCCTGCGCACCCTCGCCGAGGACAAGCCTCACCTGATCCGGGGGATCGAGATTCTCGAGGAGGCGTTCAACCGTGGCTGAGGAGCGCATGACTCGTGCGGAGTGGCGGGTGCTGGAGCGCCGCGAGCAGTGCGCCAACAGCGGGCACGAACCTTCCCTGTTGATCAAGAACGGAAATCACCAGGTGATCAGGGCCGTGTGCGACTGCGGCGAGGTGTCTTACCTCCGCGACCTGCGTAACATCAAGACATGACCAACAGAGGTATTTTCACACTGACCAAAGATATCATGGCATGGTCGGATCGCTTCGGCCACTCCCGCGACCCCTTCCGGTGTGCTGCCAAACTCGCTGAGGAGGCCGGGGAAGCCCTCGGCGAGGCTCTCAAGCGGGACGAGCAGCGCCAGGACGGCAAGGACCGCACAGCCCTCCTGAGGGACGAACTCGGGGACGTGGGCATCGCCTGGCTCAAGTTGTGCCACCTGGAAGGCGTCGAGCCGCTGGACGTGGTCTGGGACCGCATGGCCTACAACAACCGCCGACCCGCGAGCGAGAGGACCCAGTCATGACCGGCCCCAAGGTTCCCCACGTCAAGGTCCCCGCGTCCGTCGAGCGCGCCGAGCGGCTGGAGGCCTCCGGTGAGCACATCGACAACAAGTCGGTGGCCCTGCTGCTGCTGGTCGACCAGGGTGTGCACGGCATGACCATGGCTGAGTACATGGACATGGAGGAGAAGTCACATCAGTCGGCTTCGTCCGCCCTGTCCGAACTGCACAAGGAAGGCGTGATCGAGCGGCTCGCGCTCAAGCGCGGGCGCTGTCACGTGTACGTGCTGCCGAAGCACGTCAAGGACCGGGCCACCGTCCCGCACGGCTCCACACTCAAGACGATGCAGATCGAGGACCTCACCGAGGCCCTGCGGGGCATGGTCGAGACCTACAGCGCCTCCGGCAAGAAGCGCCGCAAGGCCATGGCCCGAGCCGTCAACGTTCTGGCGGAATACCAGTAACAAGGGGCACACTCTCTGGATGGCCAAGAAACCAGCGAAGAGCCCGCATGACATGTGCCGCTGTGGGCACGACCGTTCAGCCCACACGCACCTTCGAGCCGGTAGCGACTGCGCACTGTGCATCAAGCGCACGTGCCACCGGTTCCGCCGAGTACGTTTCGGCGACTCCCCTGTCCCCAAGTGATAAGGCCGGTGCATGAAGCGTGACACGAAAGTCCTCATCGCCATCTTCGTAATCGGTGCGATCGCCACCGTCCCCCTAGCGCTACTCCTTCGCACAGTCCAGCCAGCAGCGGCCACCGTCCCGGTCCCTGGCCCAACGGTCACAGCGACCGTCACTCCTCCCGCCGTGGTCATCACGAAGACCGCGAAGCCCACACCTCGTCCCACGGTCACAGTCACCAAGCACGTGTCCCGGTCCTACGACCGACCGTCGCCGGGTCACAACTGGGAAGCCGTCGCCAACTGCGAGACCGAGAACCCGGCCACCACCGCCGCTGATGCTGACTGGGACTCGACCAAGGGCATGTTCGAAGGCGGGCTCCAGTTCCTCAACTCCACCTGGCTGGCCAACGGCGGCGGCAAGTACGCCCAGCACGCCTACGACGCCTCTCGATCCGAACAGATCAGCATCGCCGAGCACGCCCTGGCAGGGAGCACCTGGCAGCAGCAGTGGCCGATCTGCGGCAAGTACCTGTGACTGCGTAAAATCCAGTCACCAACCACCAGAGGAGAACCACATGGCACACGACGGCGACTTCGTCGAGGTCTTCACCACCGAAGACGGCGACCACGCCTGGCGCATGAAGTCGGCCAACGGCAGGATCCTGGCTGACTCCGGCGAGGACTTCGAGTCCGAGGACTACGCGGTCCTCATGGCCGAGCGCGTCACCGGCCTCGTCGCCCGCGTCATCGACTGATGGGCATCCAGGAGGACCTGGCGCTGGTCCGGTCGATCGACACCCAGATGCTGACGGAGGAGGAGAGCGCCGCCTTCCGTCGGATCCTGGACGCGGTCGAGGTCGCCGACTCTCTGCCTGCGCCGGAGGAGCGCACAGAGGCGGACGGCCTGCCGTGGAGCGAGTTCCGCAAGACCGGCCTGCTGTGGCTGTTCAACCGGTCCTGCCTGCACCCGCGAGGGTACGCGCTGGCCCTGCACTTCCGCGAGGAGTCCGACGACCCGCAGAGCGAGCCCACCGGGTTCAGCATCATGGGTGACGGTCGTGACCCCTGGCAGTACGCACCGGAGGCCGACGAGTTGGAGGCTCTGGCTTCCGTCGAAGACCTGCTCATGCGCGCCCGAGTTGAGAACTGAGGAGACATGGACTACACACTGGAACTGGCCCAGATCGAGACGGCACCCGAACTGCCTCGCGGTCTCGGTCGTCACGTCGAGCACGACTCGCGCTCCCGCTCCTACGAGTTCGACTCGTCCATGGTCACGGCGATCAAGTCGGTGCGTCACACCAGGGCCTTCGCGGCGCTGGACCAGGGATCGGTCGGTGCGTGCACCGGCTTCTCCATGATGGGTGCCATCGCCACTGACCCGCTGTGGGGCGGCGCTCGTGACGCCCTGCCGTCGCTGTTCGACACGCACGACCAGAACCTCCCGGCGTTCGCCCAGGAGGTCGCGCTGGACCTGTACCGCGAGGCCACGGTGCTGGACCCGTTCAAAGGCACGTACGAGCCGGATGACACCGGCTCCACCGGCAACGCCTCGGCCAAGGCGGCGCGGGAGAAGGGGCTCATCGCTGGCTACCAGTGGTGCTTCGGCATGGAGTCGATGCTCAAGGCCCTGCAACTCACGCCGGTCACCATCGGCACGAACTGGTACGACTCGATGTACAAGTGGGACACGGACGGTGTGCTGTCCATCTCCCCGGACGCCGTTGCCAGCGGCGGTCACCAGTACGAGGTCGTCGAGTACGACGCCGACCGGGGCCTGTTCGGCTGCTGGAACTCGTGGGGCGCTGGCTTCGGCCTGGGTGGGTACTTCTACCTGACCCTCGCCACGATGGACCGGCTGCTCGGCGAGAAGGGCGACGTGACCGTGCCGCTGCCTCTGGCGGCTCCTGTGCCTGCTCCGGTGCCGGTCCCTGAGGTTCCGGCGCTCCCCACCCCGCAGGACCTGATCGACGTGGCCAACGCCGCGTGGAAGGCCAAGGGCTGGATCTCATGAGCAACGAGCCGTACGTCACCTTCACTTGTGCTGAGCACGGGTGCAGTTTCGTCTCGGTGTTCAAGGATGGTGTGTCGGGGGCGTTCGTTCGCCCCCGACGCATCCCCCACGACGGCATCTGGACGGCTGGACTCACTGGTGAGGACCAGGGCAAGATGAGCCTTGCTGGAGGCTCGTCGTTCGCCTCCTGGCCCCAGGTCGCTGTGCAGATCGAGCGACAGCGTCGAGACTTCGAGGACACTGACAACAGCGCGGCGGTGGTGCTGTACATCGTCGCAGCCCTGGTCGCAGTCCTGCTGATAGGAGTTGGTCTCGCATGGGTACTGTCGTGAGTGAGCCGGAGGTCGAGACCGTTGGGTGCTCCTACCAGATTCATCCTGAGCGCCGGTATCTCCGCAACGGCGACCCTGGTGACCCTGCTGAGTACTGCGACGAGGACGCCGTCCCTGGTGAAGAATTCTGCGAGGGGCATCTTGGTGCTCTGTACGCAGAAGACAGCCGAGAGGACGACCTCGCAGATGACATCCCCAACTGGTGGGATTGATCCGTACTACTGCCCGGTCCATGGGCGACACCACGTGGTCCCGTCACTGGTGACCGAGTGCATCGAGAGGGAAGCCCGTGAGCGAGACAACGATAGTGCAGAGGTTCTGCACCTGCCTGAGCGACGGCAAGGGCGGGGCTAACTCGGCGGGCTACTCCCGAGACCCCGTGACGACGCTGTGGGTCCACGCCTGGTGCGGGTTCCCCACCAAGGGTCACTACATCGCTCAGGTCACCGGCCCGAACGCCGTCAAGGTCCCTCGTGAACTGTGGGGCAAGCCCTCGCAGCAGAAGCACTCGATCGTGTCTCCCAACTCGCGGTTGCTGCCTGAGAACCGCAACAAGGACAGAATGGCCTCCGGAACCCCTGGAGGTCACAGTGCCGTTGGACCGGCAGACACGACAGAGCGAAATCGTCGGAGTCGACGCTCTGCTCGGAGCGGTACGTAACCAAGCCGCCTCGCTGCGCGAGCGGTACAAGACTGACCCCGTAGGCCTCGCTGCCAAGTTCGGGCTCAAGTTCCCCAAGAAGCCCCTGCAGGTCATGCAGGAACTTGGCAAGTACGACCCCGAGGTTCACGGCCCCATCACTCCTGGCCTGCGCGACCTGATCGAGGATGTGTGTCTCGGCCACATCGAGTCAGCAGCCGCCGTGGCCAACCGTGGTGGAGGCAAGAGCCAGGGCGTGTCGTTCATCGAGTTCTTCCTGGTGTTCCTGAAGGACTACGACGCGCTGAACCTCGGTGGATCCGAACTCCAGGCCGACCAGGTGTATCAGTACATCGTCGGCTACATCGACTCGGACAAGCAGTGGCAAGACATGGTGGACGGCGACGCGCTCGCTTCGAAGACCACCACCAAGGTCGGGGCCTGGATTCGAGTTCTGACCGCGTCCCAGAAGTCCGTCCGCTCCCCGCACGCCGGAGGAGTCAAGAAGGGCGGGCGCATCGCTGGTGGTCTCCTGGTCATCGACGAGGAGGCAGAGGCCGCGCCTGAGATCGTCGCAGCGGCCCTGCCCACCATCAACACCGCTCAGCCCTCGGTCAACGTTCGTGCGTCCACCTTCCACAACGCAGAGGGCTCGTTCGCGGAGGTCATGGACAACGCGGTCGAGATGGGCTACAAACTGTACAAGTGGGACATCTTCGACGTGGCCAAGAAGTGCGACTGCACCGGGGACGGCTGCCAGTCCGAGGAGTCGTGCTTCCGTGAGGACCACTACGAGACCTACATGGACCCTGACACGGGCGAACCCACCGAGCGCCTTCTGCACAAGGCCTACTGCGGCGGTCGAGCGATGTACGCCGACGGCTGGATCCCCATGTCTGAGATCATCAAGTTGTGGAAGCGTGGCAAGCGCAACCACGCGAACTGGGAAGTCGAGGCGATGGGCTCGCGGCCCTCGTCCAAGGGCTTCGTCATCCGCGACCCGTTCAAGTGGGAGCAGAACACGGTCGACAAGACCGGCACCGAAGTGTACATCCCCGGCTGGCCCGTCACCATTTGCGTTGACTGGGGCACCGTCGCCTGTGGCGTCGAGGTGTGGCAGGAGCAGCCTGGAGACCGCCACGCGCTCATCCACGCCGAGCAGGTGGAGGAGGCGGGCCTGTCCCAGATCGTCGGTATCCTCCTCGGCCTCCGAGTCAACTACGCGGCGGACTTCAAGGAGATCGCTGCAGACATCGGTGGCGGCGGCAACTACCTGAACCCGAAGTTGCGGGACGAGCACCGGCTGCCCGTGCGGGATGTGAACTTCGGAACCGAGAAGGAGAGCGCGGTCGCGGCCTGGAACATCTACAACGAGGCCAACTCGCTGATCATGCCGAAGGAGTTCACCACCTTCCACGAGCAGCGGAAGACCTGGAAGCGGGACCAGGGCCAGCGCATCCAGAAGGGCAACGACCACCTCATGGACGCGGGCATCTGCTACTTCTCGCAGTTCGTCGAGCGCCTCGGTCTCAACAATGTGCGAGTGGCACCCAGGGCTGTGTCTACTTCCCCGACTCAACTGGGAGCCGGTAAAGTTGCGGGCGTCGCAGCCATCGCCGGAGCCCGAGTTGCAGTCATTCGGACTCTTGGGTCCAAGCGCAAGAGATAATGGCATGACACCCGTCAAATCCTGAGGAGCGCGCCGCATGGCTGGTAATGGGCAGGTGCACCCGATTCACCCCGGGGAAGCGCCCACCGGCAAGCGTGCCCAGAGCGGCGCTCGCGGGGCCAAGTCGCCCATCACCTCGGCGGTCCTGGGTCCCCAGACCGGCGCTTACGGCCAGGTCAAGGGCCTGTTCGACTCGTACGCTCCGCTCGGCTACTTCATGCCGTGGGACATCCTCGACTACATCGAGTTGCTCGCCACGTACAACCCGGACTACAGCCAGGCCGTGGACAACGTGCGGACCCTGGCCAACTCCGGCCACGAACTCATGGTGGACGCGGGCTCGGACCTGCAGAAGCGCAAGGCCAAGGAGTACCTCGAAACCCTGGCCCAGACAGTGCAGGCCTCGCACGGCGGCATCGACGGTCTGATCAACAAGTTGCTCGACCAGGCAGCCACGTACGGAGCCATGTGTGGCGAGTGGGTCCTGGACGACGACCTGACCACGGTGCTGGACTTCGCAGACATCAACCCGAAGACGATCCGGTTCTTCTGGGACGAGGACATCCAGCAGTACGCGCCGTACCAGAAGGTCGCGCTGTCGGTCGCGGACGCCAGGAAGCGCGCGGGCCAGGAGGTCCGCAACGGCTGCATCCGGCTGAACCCGATCACCTTCCACTACTTCGCATTCGACGCCGAGCCGGAGTCACCGTACGGCACCCCGCCGTTCGTCGCGGCCCTGATGAACATCGGCATCCAGAAGGACATGATCGCCAACATGTCCCAGATCGTCAAGAAGATCGGCCTGTTGGCCATGATCGACGTGTCGGTCGAGCAACTCCAGCCCCTCCCCGGCGAGTCCGACGAGGACTTCGCAGCGCGTGCGAGCGCCTTCCTGGAGTCCTACGTCGACGCGACCGAGGACATGGTGCGGGACGGCGGTCTGGTCCACTACAACGACGTGGAAGTCAAGACGCAGTCCATGGCTGGCAACGCTGCCGGAGCCACCAACATCTTCAAGCAGAACGAGGAGTTGATCTTCTCGGGCCTGAAGTCCATGCCGTCGGTGCAGGGCCGGTCGTACTCCACGACTGAGACCTACGCCGGGGTGGCGTACGACATCATCATCCGCAACACGAAGAAGTACCAGCAGGCGGTCAAGCGCATGATCGAGGCGGGCTACCGCCTGGCGCTGGATCTGCAGGGCCTGCGAGTGGACTCGGTCAAGATCCAGTTCAACGAGAACAAGACCCTGAACCGCCTGCAGATGGCTCAGTCCCTGGCGATGGAAATCAAGAACGAACTCACGCTGTGGGCCTCGGGCATCACGAACCAGCAGGACATGGCTCAGCGTCTCGGCTTCGCGGACGTGAAGACCGAGTACACCGAGCCTCCCGAGTCACCGCTGCTCGAGAACGGTGGCAACTCCAACACCAACGACGCCCTGGGCGACGACGGTGGAGGCAAGGCGGACAACCAGAACAACCGCAGTGCCAGCCTCGACCGTACAATCACAGACCTCGAAGACCCGCCCGACAACTCCTAGGTTCACTGTTAGCGCGGCGTTGTGTCTCATGATAGGAGCAGTGAACATGGCTGAGGACAAGAAGGACACCCCCGAGGAGCAGTCACCCAAGAGTGACGACTCGGGGTCCACCGCTGTCAAGCCCGCACCGCCCGGTAAGCAGTTCGGCGGACGCGGCGTCGAGAAGAAGGGCTGATCGAGGTGAAGCACAAGACTCTCAAGCAGGCCAAGTCGCAGCCCCTTGCTGACACCCTCGCAGAAGCCCGCGCCGTCACCGCTGGCCAGAAGGCCGTCGACAAGCGCGTCACGCTGTTCCACGCGAAGGACGCCGAGGGCGGCGGGTCGGGTTCGTCGGTCGGAGCGATCGGCGGTCTCAAGACCCCCACGGACGAGCAACTCGCTCGCATCAACACCTTCACCCTCTCGCCGAAGACGGCGGACCAGGTCGCGGTGTTCGAGACCCTGTCGGCGAACACCCTCCCCGACCGTGACGACGACTTCTTCACCGAGGAGACCATCAGGGAGTTCGCGGCGCTGCCCGAGCCCTACGGTCCCACCGGCAAGTCGTACATGACCGGCCACGACTACTCGGGCATGCCGGTCGCTCGCATCTTCGGCACCGGGGTCCGCGACGACGTGACCGACGCCGAGGGCAAGGCGATCGACGCCACCTTCCTGACGAACGAGGTGTACATCCCTCGCACGCCGGAGAACGAGGCGCTCATCAACTCGATCGACTTCGGCATCAACTGGGCCGTGTCGGTCGGCGTCATGCTCGACGCGATGAACTGCTCCATCTGCTCGAAGACCATGCACACCATGTGGGGCTGGTCCGTGTGCGACGAGGGCCACGTCAAGGGTTCGTACTACGACCCCAACTCCGACGAGACCGACTCGTACGGCTACCCCATGGAGCGCCAGCCGTCCGACAAGGGCGTCGTCAAGGCCATGGGCAAGATGGAAGGTGCCAAGGACTTCTACGAACTGAGCCAGGTGTTCCTCGGGGCTCAGTTCTACGCCTCGCTCGACAAGGGTGCGGGCATCGACGGCGTGATCAAGGCAGCGAGTGCCTCCAAGGCCCCGCTCCTCGGCCTGTCGTCCCAGGAGGCCTCGGCCTTCAAGATGCCGCACACGCCGGACGAGGTCCGTGCAGCCCTCGCCAAGGGTGCCACCCGCGAGGAGGACGGTGCCCTCAAGTGGGTCGACGACCGTTCGCTCGTGTGGCGGTTCGCACCGGGCGACAACGAGCCGCTGTGCCTCGGCAAGGAGGCCAGTGACGAAGACGACGAGGACCTCGACAACGAGGCTCTCGAAGCCACAGAGGAGGTGGATGCAGATGGCGAAGCGCAGCGTGGGGGCCCAGAAGACGGGGGCAGCGAATCACTCGGTGCCGACGAGCAAGGGGGGTCGGAAGACGACGCAGTCGGTGGCGCAGGGGACGACTCCGACGGAGAAGACCCTGCCGTCGACGGTGGCCCCGACTCGGAAGTGACCGACGCCGCTGACGCGGCTGAGGACGCTTCAACCGAGGGTGACGAGCCCTCGGACGAGGACGAGGACACCACCGACAAGCCCGATGCACAGGAGGGAGTGAAGACCGTGAGTCGCAAGACCGTTCTGGCTGCCGCAACCGCAGCCAAGGTTCCCGCTGAGTGGATCGCAGCAGCGGCGGGTGGTGAGGACGGTGACAACGGCCTTCTCGCCATCCTGACCGCCGCCTCCGAGTCCAACTCGACCCTGGCGAAGCAGGTCTCCGACCTGACTCCCAAGGCCGAGATGGGCGACGAGTACATCAAGTCGCTGCAGGCCGAGGCGATCGACTGGTACGTCAAGTCACACACCGACGGCACCGACAAGGGTGTCCCCGTGGACTCGTTCCAGAAGATCCTCGAAGCCTGCGGTGACAACGTCGAACTGGTCAAGACCCTGATCGACGAGAACAAGAACCTGGCTCGCGCCAAGTTCCCCCGCGCCGTCCGTCGGTCGTCCGCTCAGTCGGACCCGCACGAGAAGACCGTGGGGACCATCCCGGACGGCGTCGAGCAGCACACCAAGGCCTCGGACACTCGCGTCCGTCGCCTCCACGGCTGACCCCGTTTCAACCTAAGTGCTAGAAGGAAAGGATGTGAAAGCACAGTGACCACGAAGACTCCCGGTGGCAAGATCACCGGCCTTCTCGCGCTGACGCTGGACACGGGTGTCGCTTACTCGGCCAATGTCGGTGACTGGGTCGAACTCTCCGCTGACTACACGGTGGTTCAGGCGACCGGCACCAAGCAGGTGCTGGGTCGCGTGTCCGTCAAGAACGTCAAGCGGACCAGTTCGGCCACCTCCACCACCTACCCGGTGGGCAACCCGGGCGGACAGGTCACCGTCGAGGTGCCTGGCTTCGCCGTCCACCAGGTGACTGCGGACGCCACCATCGTCGCGGGCGACATCGTCGTCATCGGCGCGGCGGGCACCGTCCGTCCCATCACCACGGGCGTCGTCCCGTCCGCCACGGAGAAGGTCATCGGCATCGCCCTCACGGGTGCCACCGCGACCAACTCCTTCGACCTGCTCCACCGCTGATCCGAGAGGAGGATCCACAGACATGACTGCCATCGCAGGTAAGTTCAAGGGGGTCGGCGTCAACGCCGACTTCAACACCAAGGCTCTGCACGACGAACTGCAGCGCATCCGCAAGGAGGTCGACGGAGGCATCACGCTGAAGTCCTACCTCGCGGACTCGTTCGGTGCGGACATGACGCCGGAGGCGTTCTACCGCCAACTCGGCGTCGACATGAACGGCATGACCGTCAACAAGATGCTCAACACCACCGAACTCAACCGGTGGCTGTTCCCGGAGGTCTTCCGTGACGCCGTGCTTCGCGGCCTCGACTACGCGCCGTTCTACGGCTCGCTGATCGCTGCGGAGGAGAGCATCGAGTCCACCGGCCTCACGATGCCGAAGATGGACTTCTCGACGGTCTCGTCGTTCAAGAGCGAGGTCCAACTTCGCGACGTGAACGAGGGCGCGACCATCCCCGAGGGCCAGATCATCACCTGGGCCGAGAAGCAGGTCACGATCAAGAAGAAGGCTCGCGGTCTCAAGCAGACCTACGAGTCGATCATGTTCACCCCGCTCGACCTCGCCGCGATCTACTTCGAGGAGTTGGGCCAGCAACTCGGCTGGGACCTCGATGTCGACGCGATCAACATCCTGATCAACGGCGACCAGGCGGACGGTTCCGAGGCGGCTCCCGTCATCGGCGCGACCACGGCCAACACGCTGACCTACCAGGACATCGTGCGGGCCTGGATCCGCTTCCGCCAGATCGGTCGCATCTCGACCGTCATGGTGGTCAACGAGAACGACGCGATGTCGATCCTCGCCATGCCGGAGTTCCAGAAGACGCAGATCCCCAACGGTGTCACGCCGTCGGGCGTCACGCTGAACCTCAGCAACCCGCTGCCGACCAGCCAGGACATCTTCACGCACCCCAACGTGCCCGCGAAGAAGATCCTGTTCGTCGACCGCGCCAAGGCCATGGTGCAACTCACGGCCATGCCGCTCCTCCTGGAGTCGGAGAAGATCGTCAGCCGTCAACTGACGGCCGAGTTCGCCTCCATCATCACCGGGTTCGCCAACCTGTTCAAGGACGGTCGCCTCGTCCTGGACTACTCGACGACCATCGGTACCAACCCGGGCCCGACGGTCCCGATCCGCTGACCCCTGCTCTCCTGAGCAGAAGTCTCAAGGCCACAGGAAGGCAGGACAGTCATCATGGCGAAGAACGACCCGCAGTACGTCAAGTTGGCCGACCGTCTGGTTCGCCAGATCGTCGCCGACATCGACGGTGGTACGGGCTGGAGCATCAGCGGCCTGGATGTCAAGGAGTTCCCCTCGGACGACTACCCGCTCTCGCAGAACTTCGTGCGTGGCGGTCTCAACCGAGGCGTTCTCGAGCCCGCGACCGAGGAGGACTACGAGGCCGTGCAGGCTGCGTCGTCCGACCTGTTCGAGGCGACCGGCGTCGAGGTCATCCCGAACAAGGTCCAGGGCTACTACTCGGAGGAGGCGGTGGTCGGCGAGGCCGAGAACGACCGCCTTCGCATCGAGGCACAGCGCGGCATCGGTGACGGTCTCGGCCGTCTCGACTACGAGGCTGACCGCGCCCGCAAGGAGGCCAACATCGCTGCTCACGAGGCGTCGGTGGCCGAGGAGACGGGCAAGGGTGCCAAGAAGGCCGAGAAGGCGGCGGACGACGCTGCTGCCGAGGCCGAGGCTGCTGCGAAGGCAGCCGACGCCAAGAAGTAGTCACCGGTCGGTTCACACACCCCGAGGAGGGCGAGGGCACATCGCCTTCGCCCTCCTCAGTGTCAAGGAAGGAAGATCATGGCTTGGGACACCATCACCCCGGACGCGATGACCCTGGAGGAGTTGCAGTCCGCCAAGGACGCCCTGCAGGCCGCTGTCAGCGAGGACCAGGCAACTCTCGCCTGGGAGAGCGCGGCTCTCCAGCGCGTCGTCGCTGAGATCGCCTCGCGCTTCAACCTCACCATCCCCGGCACCCCGGACCCGTCGGGCCTGCCGGAGTACCCGCTCGCACTGGTCACCGACAAGTTCTGATCGTTGAGGAGGGCACGTCATGGCTCTGACAGCCGCAACACGTCTGCGTGCTCTCCTCGGCGAGCGCATCCCCAACGGGCTCGACGCCTCGGACACGTTCTTCAGTGACACCGAGATCAACGACCTGATCGACGAGGCCGGTAGCCGAGGGTTGACCTTCGCAGCGGCTGTGGGCTGGACTTGGAAGATGGCTGAGTTCGCTCGGCTCATCGATGTCAACGAGTCCGGCTCCGACCGCAAGTACCGCCAGAAGTACATCAACGCGAAGCAGCAGGCTGAGTACTTCCAGGCGCAGGCCGACGCCACCGCCGCTCAGATCATGACCTCGGCGCGCGTGGTGGGCAAGTCCGTGCCGTGGGCCCGCCCGTGGACCGACGAGTTCCCGAGGGTGCTGTTCACGCCGCCGTCTGATGCGAGCACCGGATGACCGTCGACCACGTCACCCTGAGGGAGCGGATCGCCGTCACGCGGTCGATGATCGCGGAAGAGGGCATCCCCGTCGCCCTGAGCCGCCCCAGCGCCCCAGAACCGGACGGGGCGGGCGGATTCACCCGGAACGACACCCCAACGCCGCAAAACGCCGTTCAGCGCTTCCTGGGCTACCCGACGCCCGACCTGAACGAGTCCCTGATCGAGCAGGGCGAGTACATGCCGCTCCGGTTCGTGCTGGTGGGGATGCCGGGGGACGACATGTCCGAGGGCGACACGTTCGAGCACCAGGGGCGAACGTTCAAGGTCGAACTCATCCACCCGGACAAGTCCTACCAAGTCAAGGGTGAGGGGACGGTGCTGATCTGATGGCCAGCGGCGGCTTCCCCCACGTCAGTGCCAAGATCCCCGGTAGCGGTCGTCTCCCGTCGCCGGGGCGCATGCCTACCTTCGGCGACTTCGGCTCGCCGTCCTCGTTCCAACTCCGTGACGCCCAGGGCAAGTTCCTCAAGGGCGGCTTCGGCTTCGTGTGGACAGGACTGGACGGCGTGTTCGGCATGCCTTCCAAGTTGGCTGACAACCTCACTGAGGAACTCAAGGCCAACATGGAACGCATCCGTGAGATGGTCGAGGAGGATGCGAAGGCCAACGCCCCGTGGGAGGACCGCTCTCACGACGCGCGCAACGGTCTCAAGGCCGCGCTGGTCATCAACGACCGCGAGGGCACCTACACGATCTTCCTGGGACACTCCGTCGCGTACGGCGTGTTCCTGGAATATGCCAACGGCGGTAACTTCGCCATCATCGAGCCGACCCTGCGCAAGTACTCATCTGCGCTGCTCGCTCCCATCTCGGGAGGTGAGTTCGCTGTCGGGTAAGGTGCTTAACAAGACTCTGGTGGAGACCTCAGCCTTGACGGACATCGTCGGGGACCGGATCTACCAGCGAGGTACGCTCGGTGTCAACGGCGTGCCTGCTCAACCTGAACTGCCCTACGTGATGATCGGCGAGGACGAGGCCTACCCCAACCGGGATGTCCGCGAGACCTCGCCGGGATCCAAGCGCACATGGTGGACGGTGTACGTCTACGATGAGCCGGGCAGTGTTGTGCGGATCAAGGAGATCCACGACATCATTCAAGAGGCACTGGAGTCGATCCAGCAAGTCACCTTGGATGGAGTCCGAGTGCTCGAAGTCCTGTTCGATCGCTCAAGCCGAGACGGTGTTGACACCGTCCGCAAAGAAGGTGTCAAGACCGCTACCTACCGGGTGAACTTCACTCGGGCCATTCCCTGAGGAGGGAAGATGAAGATCAAGTACTACGGACGCGCCGACGTGCGTGTCATCTCGGCGGGCGAGAACTGGAACGGCCTCCTCGCCGAGCCGCTGGAGAACGAACTCCGGTGGGACCGCTCCACCAACTGGATCCTGGACACCGAGGTCACCGAGGTGCCCGAGGCAGTCATCACTCTTCTGCTCGCCGACGAGTCCTTCGTCGACGTGACGGAGGAGGCCATCGTGCCGGTCAACGAGGCCCAGCACTTCATCGGCATGTCGGACCCCGAGGGCGTCGAGTCCCGTGCGGGCACCGTCGACACCGAGGCAGCCGAGCAGGAGCGTCTCAACGCGCAGATCGCTCGCAACGCCCCGGCCCCCGAGGGTGACGCCCCGGCCACCGAAGGCGCTGTCCCTGCTGTCGGCGAGACCTCGTCGGCTGCTTCGGCCACCACGCCTCCGGGCTCGTCCGTCAGCGAGTCGGGTTCGACGGGCGGCTCCGGCAACGACGCTGGCGGCGGTCGTCGCGGCTCCAAGTCCTGACAACTACACCATGGCCACAAAGTTCCTCCGCTGCAGTTCCAGACTCCACGGCGTTGTCGTAGAGAGCGGGCGGTTGGAGATCAAATGCAAGTCTCCACGCTGTGGGGCTGCCAAAGGGATCGTGGTACTGCATTACTTCGACCTACAGTCAGGTGAGATGGTCGATACTAAGAGGTACCAGGATCCCGAGCGACTCATGAGGAAGGACACGTAGACATGCCCATCGCATTCATCCCGCTCCCCTACGGGCTCCGCGACGTGCGGATCACCCCGATGATTCCGGGAAGCGAGACGCTCGGGACGGCAGTGGACCTGCCCAACGCCCGGACGTTCTCGTTCTCGGAGGCCGAGGACTTCGCCGAACTCCGTGGTGACGACGGTCTCGTCGCCATCCACGGCCAGGGTCCGGCTGTCGACTGGTCCCTCGAAGGTGGTGGCATCTCCTACGAGGCGGTGCGCGCCATGTTCGGTGGCACCATCACCGAGACCGGCACCACGCCGAACCAGATCAAGACCTTCCAGAAGACCGGTGCGGACATCCGTCCGTACTTCCAGGTCGAGGGTCAGTCCATCTCCGACTCCGGCGGTGACTTCCACTGCGTGCTCTTCAAGGCGCGCTGCACGGGAGAACTCGCTGGCGAGATGAGCGACGGCAACTTCTGGCTCACGGGTGCCAGCGGTCGCGCACTCCCCAAGACGAACTCGCAGGGTCTCCTGTACAAGTTCGTCCAGAACGAGACGGCGACCGCGATCCCGTGATCGCAAGTCCCTGACATGGGCTGGTCCTCATCCTTCGGGGTGGGGGCCAGTTCCATGTCCGGGCTCATCCAAGCCCCAAACTTGTGGTTGTCCGGACATACCGTTTAAGGAGCACTCGATGCCGAGCGGAAACCCTGCAGTGCGTGCAGCGACCGAGAAGACCGAATGGCGATCAGCCCGTAAGCAGGGCATCCTCGTCACCTTGCCGAGTGGTAACACGGCGTCCCTCAAGCGGACGCTGGACCTCGCCGAGATGATCAAGGAGGGGAAGATCCCCAACCCCCTCACCGAGACCATGAACAAGATGCTGGAGGCCGGTGGCAAGCCCACCAAGATCGACACCTCCGACCCCGAACTGCTCATCTCGATGATCCAGTTCATCAACGCCCAGTGCGCTCGGATCTTCGTCGAGCCCGCCGTGGAGGTCCCGCCGGACATCGACCACCTGGACGAAGACCCCCGGTGCGCGGACTGGACCGACGAGCACAAGGCCAACTACGACCCCAACGCCTGGGAGCCCGAGGACGAGGCCACGCTGTCCGTCCTCGACATCGACTTCGATGACCAGATGTTCGCCTTCGCATTCGCGCAGGGGGCCAGTGCTGACCTCGCCACGTTTCGCGACCAACGGGCCGCGTACATGGCAGGTGGGGCAGATGGCGCAGCAGTACAAGACGCGCCCGTCACTCCTGGTGGGGGTGGATGACCCCTACGCCGCGTGGTGCTTCGACGAGGCCGTGTACCTGTGGCAGATGAAAGTCAACAACGAGATGGATCAGGCAGAGCAGGCAGTGCGAGCCAGCGCATCGCGGACGAAGAAGGAGGCTTCCAGTGACCAGATCAACCGGGCACGCCAGGGAGCCTTCGAGCAGATGATGGCACTGAAGCCTGACGGCTCGTTCGACACGAAGAAGACGAGTGCACCCGGCAAGTTCATGGACCCGGCTTCCAGGGTCGCGGCAGGAGGAGGTGGCTGACAGTGGCAGACGATGCCGTTGCTACTGCTAGGCTAATCCTCGACGCCTCCGCTCTGCGGCAAGGCGTCCGGAACGCTGAGCAGTCCCTCGGCTCGCTCTACTCTGTCGTCCGTGACAACTGGTGGGGCATCCGGAACGTCGGCCTCGCCTTCGGTGCTGCTGGTACTGCCATGGCGGCGGGCATGGCGGTGGCTCTCAACGCAGCCGCCTCGTTCGAGCAGGGCATGGCTGGTGTGGCTCGCACCACCTACGACAATGCCAAGTCGATCGAGGAGAACACGGCAGCCGCCGAGACCCTCGGCAAGGCGCTCCGCGAGGTGGCCAAGACCCGCCCGGTGGATCTGAAGACCATCACCGACCTGGCTGAGCAGGCCGGTGCTCTGGGTGTTGCCTCGGAGGACGTGGCAACGTTCACCACCACCCTGGTCGACCTGATCGCCACTACCAACCTCACGGCTGCCAGCGTTCCGCAACTCGCCAACATTGCGAACGTGTTCGGGCTGTCTGCGGACCAGTACCGTCAACTCGGCTCGGCCCTGCTCGAGACCGGTCGCTCGACGGCTGCCACCGAGACCGACATCCTGAACATGTCGAAGCGCCTGTCGGGTGCTGCGGCGGTCGCGGGCTACACCGCCGACCAAGTCCTCGGTGTGTCTGCTGCGGTCCTGTCTCTCGGCTCCCGTGCTGAGGCAGGAGCGTCCTCGGTCCAGAAGACCATCGGTGACATCTCTCGTGCCGCTGCTGGTCTGGACCCGCAGAAGTTGGAACTGTTTGCCACGGTGGCGGGCACCACGCAAGAGAAGTTCCAGGCGCTGGCCAAGGAGGACCCGGCGCAGGCCCTGGCTGCCTTCGTCACCGGGCTCGGCAAGTTGGGCGGCGGCTCGCTCACTGCCACCAAGATCCTGGACTCCCTCGGCATCACCGAGGTCCGCCAGGTGCAGGCCCTGGAGGCGCTGGCCAAGGGCACGCAGCAGGTCGGCAACGAGCAGACCGACCTCAACGCGATCCTGGGTGTGTCGAACAAGGCGTACAACGACGGTACGGCTCTGGCCCGCGCAGCCGAAGCGCAGTACGCCACGTTCACCAACCAGTTGGCCATCCTCAAGAACAACATCAACGATGTGGCAATCTCGTTCGGTGAGATCTACCTGCCGGTCGCGAAGCAGGCGATCGACCTCACCGAGGAGTTCGTGGCGGCGTTCCAGGCTCTCCCGGAGCCGATGAAGCAGGTCATCGCCTACGGCACGGCTGCTGCCGCCTCGATCGCCTTCCTGGCAGCCGGGGCTCTGCTCATCGGCCCGCGCATCGTCCTCGCCGCCGACGCCTTCCGCAAGTTGCGCGAGGTCATCGGTTCGACCATCGCCATGCAGCAGGCTCTCAACGGCTCGCTGACCGTCGGTGAGAAGGTCACCCTGCGTGGAGCCTTCGCTGCCGGGTTCAATGCCAAGGCCAACGCGCAGGCCGCTGCCGAGCGTGCCAAGTTGGTCCTGATCGAGGAAGCCCACAACGCGGTCCTGACTCAGACCATCCGGCTGGAGCAGATCTACGGTCAGATCGACCAGGCGAACGCCGCTCTGCAGCAGGCCAACCTCGCCAAGATCAACGCCGCTCGCGCGGCCATGGATGCTCAGCGTACCGGCTCGCTGCGCATCATGGAACTCGAAGGCAAGATCGCTCAGCAGAACGCTCTGATCGCTGCGGCTGCTGCTTCCGAAGAGCGTCGTCAGATCGCAGCCAACGCCCAGGCCCGACTGGCGGCTCTGCAGGTCCAGCAGACCGCTATCAAGTTGGAGGCTCTGCAGGCTGCTGCTCGACAGGAGGCAGCCGGGGTCGGTGCTCGCTCGTCGGCCTCTGAGATCGCTGCTCGCGACCTGCAGATCCGTCAACTGCTCGCCCAGATGCAACTCGAAGCCGCACGGGTGGTCGAGGCCGAGGCTGCTGCTGCTGGCATCGCTGGGGCCACCGCTGAAGAGATCGCTGCTCGTGAACTCGAAGTCCGGGTCATCCAGCAGCAGATCGTCATGGAGACGGCGCGCATCGCTGCCGCCCAAGAAGCAGCGGCGGGCATCATCTCGTCCGAGGCAGCAGCGATCCAGGCGCGCGAACTCGAGATCGCCGCCATGGTGCAGCAGGCGATCGCTCAGGAGCAGGTCGTCGTCGGTGCCAAGGCAGCCGAGGCTCAGGCTGTCATGTCCGCTCGTGGCATCGGTGTCATGTCTGGTGCGGTCACCGGTCTCGGCTTCGCTGTCAAGACAGCGCTGGGCCCGGTCGGCTGGCTCATCGCCGCTGCTGGAGTGCTCACGTACCTGTTCCACCACTACGGCACGCAGGCCAAGGACGCGGCGGACAAGTCCAAGGAGTACGCCAAGGCTCAGCAGGAGATCGTCGACGCCCTGCGCAAGGACAACTACGCACTCGGCGAGAACACCCGGGCTGTCGTCATCAACCAACTGGTACAGTCTGGTGCGATCGACACCGCTCGCAACTACGGCATCTCCATCCAGACCCTGTTCGACCTGATGACCGGCGCGAACACCGAAGGAGCCCAGCAGGCGGTCGCCGATCTGCAGGCTCGCATGGAAGCCGGTGACACTGCTGCTGGTGATCTGCTCGACAAGTTGCTCATGCTCAACGGTGGGTTCGTCGCCTCCGTCGCACAGGCCCGGAACGCCGCTGCGGCCAACAAGGCGCTCGGTGGAGTCGACCAGGCAGCCACCGACAAGGCCAACGCCCTGGCTGACGCCGAGAACAAGGCCGCTGACGCCCTGGAGAAGAGGGCGCAGGCGGCTCTCTCGCTGATCGACACCATGCTGGGGGTCAAGAGGGCTAACCAGAGCGTCGAAGCGGCCGAGAAGGCCTACGCAGAGGCTCTGGAGGCCACCAAGAACCGGACCAAGGCCATCCGCAAGGCCGAGTTGGAGTTGGCTCAGGCCCGAAACGATGTCAAGCGTGCCACTCTGGACGTGGCCAAGGCTGAGTACAACCTCGCGCACGCCCGCGCGAAGGCCCAGCAGGATGTCAAGGACGCTGAGGCCGACCTGGCTTCGTCGCAGCGGGACTACGCGGACGCGGTCCAGAACGCGAAGGACAAGCAGAAGGAACTGTCGGACCTCCAGGCAGGTCCCTCGGCCGACGAACTCCGCGACGCGACCAACAAGTTGGCTCGCTCGATCCTGAACCTCAACAAGGCCAACGTCAAGGCCTCGGATGCTCAGTGGTACCTGAACTACCTCATGCAAGAGGGTGCCAGCGACCGCGACATCCAGGATGCCAACGCGATCCTGGCTGATGCGAAGTTGGACGTGGCCGAGGCCACCGCCGACCAGAGCGATGCTCAGAAGGAACTCGACAAGTTGAAGGCGGGCCCGACCGCCGAGGAACTTGCCGCTGCAGAGCGCGAACTCGCTGACGCCCAGCAGGCCGTGGTGGACGCGGCCCAGGCTGTCATCGACAAGACCGAGGCGCTGAAGCAGGCCCGTGCGGATCTGAAGAACGACACTGCGTACAAGGAAGCGCAGATGGAACTCACCGCCGCGCAACTCGCGCTGGTGGAGGCCCAGGATGCCGTTCTCGAGTCCCGCAAGAACCTGAACGATGTCAAGTCAGGCAAGACGGCGTCCGAGGACCTGCGGAACGCGGCCCTGGATCTGGAGTCGGCCTACTACGACCAGGCCAAGGCGAACACCGCCGCCTGGAAGGCGCAGGAGGAGGCCAACGGTCACACCGTCACCGCCCGCGATGAGGCGATCCACCTCGCCGACGAACTCATCAAGATGGGCGACAAGATGGGTGGTCCCGTCGGGGACCAGATCAAGGAGTACGGTCGCAAGTTGAAGGAGGAGATTCCTCCCGAGGCGAAGACCAAGACCGGGATGACTGGTACGAAGAAGACTGTCGCCGATGCTCAGAAGTTGGGCAAGGACGTGCGCGGCGCTCTGGCTGGTGCCGGTGAGATCAACGCCTCCCTCAAGGAGGACAAGCCCGGTCACATCGACACCTGGATCGATCACATCAAGACTGCCTGGGGAAGCATCAGCGGCAGTGTCACTGGCATGCTGGACGCCATCAACGACGGTCGGTGGCTGGACTCCCTCGGCAATCTCCTCAACATCGTCCCGTCCTTCTGGGCCATGTTCGGCACCTTGACTGGCGGTGACATCGCGGCGAAGTTGGGTGAGAAGACTCGAGAGGTCATCGACTCCATCGGTGGTTGGTTCGTAGACACGTGGAACGGCGCGTGGGACTGGTTCACCAGTGACCACTTCGGCGAGGGTTGGAACATCGCTGACCCGATGGGCAAGTGGCTGAGCGACGAGGCGCAGGGCGTCATCGACGGCATCTCCACTTGGTTCGGTGACATGTGGGACCAGGCGTGGGCCTGGGTGTCGGGTTCGAACCAGGCGTTCGGACCTGACTGGGACATCGCCGGGGCCATCTGGGGTTGGCTCATGGACGAGAAGGACCGCGTCATCGAGCGGGTCAAGGGCTGGTTCGGCGGCATGTGGGATGCTGTGTGGGAGGGTGTCAAGGACAACCTCTTCAGCAAGTTCGACCTGGGTGGAGTGTTCTCGCGCTGGATCACCAACAGGGCTCCGGGCATCATCGGCACGGTCGTCACCTTCATGACCTCGCTGCCTGGCCGGATGTGGACCGGCTTCACCACTGCTGCCAATGCGGCCTGGAACCTCCTCGGCACGATCCGCTCCATGGTGACCGGCGCTGCCTCCGGCGCGCTGGAGTCCATCAAGACCTTCGGCGGCAACCTCGCTCGCAACCTGTGGAACGGACTCACTGAGAAGATCGACGAACTGTTCCCGGGGCTGCGTACCAAGATCCAGAACTTCTTCGGTGGCATCAACTTCGGCTCGATCGGCACCACGATCGCCAAGGCACTGACGGCTCCCATCAACGGGCTCATCGGTGCCATCAACGCGGTGTTCGACACGGTCGACGGCAAGTCCTTCAACATCCCGCTGGCTGACAAGGTCAAGAAGTTGCCGGGGATGGACTGGTTCCCGGGCAGCATCGGGTTCCCTGACATCCCTGAGATCCCGACCATCGTGTGGAACGCCAAGGGTGGCATCACCCGTCAGGCGATCTTCGGTGCGGGCGAGGCCGGTCCTGAGGCGATCATCCCGCTGGAGCGGCTGTACTCCATGTTCGAGCCGATGCACGCCATCGCTGCGTCTCTGCAGGCGCAGCAGTCGGCACTCACGGCGCTGGCCTCGCAGTCCTCCGGCGTGGGTGGCGTCCAGTACATCACCAACGAAGGTGACACCTACGACATCGACGTTCACCAGGATGCTGATCCGAACGAGTTGATCGCAGAGATCTCCTTCCTCCAGCGCGGACGGGGGCGTTGATGAATGCCGATCACAGGGTGGCGCTGGCTGTCACACGCAACAGCAGGGTTGGTGGTTGACATGGCTGCTGGTGATCTCGTCACTGGTGACTACATGTACGAGTACAGCGCGCTGCTGCTGGGCTCGGGCACGAAGTACATCGTCGAGCAGTGGGACGGCCTGTACGGCATCCCTGACATCCGGGCCAACGACCTGGACCGCCAGGACCGGCACGGCGTCGTCCCCGGCATCGACCTGATGGGCCCGCGCGTCATGAACGCCACCATCAAGATCGACACCGCTGGCTTTGCAGCAGCCGAGACCGCGATCCACGACCTCGCCCCGGTGTTCCGTCCTCGTCAGGCCGAGGTGCCGATGGTGTGGCAGCGCCCGCGTACGGGCGGCTCCATCAAGAAGTATATCTACTGCCGCCCGCGCAAGTTGGTCCTGCCGACGAACTACGAACTGGCTCACGGTCTGGGTCAGGCATCGGTCCAGTTCGTCGCTGCGGACCCCCGCCACTACACCTTCACCCCGACGGTCACCAACGGGTCCATCGCGACCTCAGCCACCACAGGCGGATCAACCTTCACTGTCGGTGGTGACTTCCTGACCGAGCCGCTCATCTCCATCACCGGCCCGTTCAACAACGGCATCATCACCTTGGTGTCGGCACCCAACCTCGACGACACCGTCATGGCGGGCCGAGCGATCCGTCTGACCGGCAACGTGTCAGCGGCTCAGACCCTGGTCATCGACTTCGGCCTGCGCACCATGCTGCTCAACGGTGCTCCCATCTACTCCTACCGCCGCTCTGACAGCCAGTGGTGGTCGCTGACCCCTGGGTCGAACACGGTGCAGTTCACCCGTGACGCCGGAGCGGTCGGCTCGGCTGCTCTCTACTCCATCACGCACCGCGCCGCCTGGATCCACTAATGCCTACGCCCATCGAGTACCGGCTTGAGGTCGTCAGTCGGACTGGAGTGTCACAGGCTGACACCCTCAAGAACGCTGTACTGAAGAAGGCCCGGTGGGAACTCAACAACCCTGGGTCCATCTCGTACACCATGAACCAGAACGACCCGCAGGTGGTCGCCCCGCTGATGCACAAGAACGAGGTGCAACTGTGGGTGAACAACTCGCTCATGCACTGGGCCTTCCACCGCTCCACGAAGAACAATCCGCGCACGGTGGACTTCGAGTGCCCCGGGCTGCTGGAGTACTTCAACGCACGGTTCATCCTCAACGCCACGCAGACGTACACCTCAATCGAGCAGATGCAGATCGCCGGAGCCGTGGTGCAAGCGGCTCAGACTCCGGTGGCGCGGGACTGGGGCATCGTCCTGGGGTCCTACACTCCGTCTGGAGTCATCCGCTCCCGAGAGTACAAGAGGGACGAGCACAAGAACGTGCTCGAGATCCTCCAGGAGTTCCAGACGGTGGCCGACGCGGCTGGCAACCCCACCGGCTTCGACATCGATGTCATCTTCGACGGCACCGGGCTCCGCCAGTTCAAGATGTACTACCCCCGCAGGGGCACCACCCGCTCGAACCTCCTCATGGAGTACGGTGTCAACGTCACGGACTACGGCACCACCGAGGATGCCGGGGACATGGCCAACCGGGTGTACGCCACGGGCGGCGCGAACGGTGACATCAAGTTCGAGAACAACGCCACCAACTCGGCATCGGTCGCGGAGTTCGGACAGTGGGAGGACATCGTCTCCATCTCCGGTGAGAACGACGTGAACATGCTGCTCCAGCGGGCTCAGAAGGAGACCTCGGAGCGCGGCACTGTCAAGAAGGACGTGACCCTTACTGCAATCGAGGTGCCCGACCGTCTTCTGCTCGGGGTGGTCCAGCCGGGGGACACTCTTCCTGTGAGCATCCACAACGGTCGTGACCAGTTCGAGGGCAACTACCGGATCAAGGCCGTGGAGTGGCTGCCCGGTCCCGGCAACATGAAGTTGGAGTTCGTGTAATGCCTGCCACGACGTTCATGGACGACATCGCCGAGCAAGGGCGACGCATCGCTCTGCTCGAACAGGCCATCTCCAACCCTGCAGTGATCGGTTCTACTCCTGCCAACGCCACCTTCACCACTGTCACCATCGACTCCGGCACTGGCGCGGTCCAGGTACTGGCTGCCCCGGTGTCCCCGCCCACAGGGATGGGCATCACCACGGGCGCGTACCTGAACAACCTGTGGGCCACCATCACCTGGACCGCTCCGGCTGACGCTTCCGCCTCGCAGTACGAGATTCGCGTGGCGAAGAAGATCTCGGGTGTGTACCAACCTCCGAAGATTTACCGTCAGCAGAGCACGACGCTCCGGGTGGAGGGCCTGGACCCGCTGGCCACCTACGGTGTCATCGTGTTCTCCCTCAACAACGTGAACAGGCTGTCTGCGCCGCTCCCGTCCTCGGGCTGGCAGGACTTCACCACCACCACGGACACCACCATCCCGGCAGCACCCACGGGTGTGGCTGTGACGCAGGGCATCGGCTCCATCACCCTGAGTTGGAACGAGAACACCGAGCCCGACGTGGTCGGCGGCAAGGGTCTGTACGAGTACGACTACTCCACCTCGTCGACGTTCGCCTCGGGCGTGACCACCGAGCGGGTCAACGCCACCATCACCTCGATCACCGGGCTGGCAGCAGGTCCGACGTGGTACTTCCGGGTGCGGGCGATCGACTCCTCGGGGAACGCCTCGGTGTCCTCGACGCCGACGGTGTCCACCGCTGTCGGAACCTTCGCTTCAGACGGGTCTGCTCCTCCGGCTGTAGGTGGCGTCACGGTCACGTCGCTGATCGGTGCCATCTACATCAAGTGGGCCGAGGTCGTCTCTACTGACATCGTGTCCTACGACGTGCACCTGTCCACCACCTCCGGGTTCACTCCCAGCGGTGCCACCCTGGTTGGCACGGTCACCGACGGCACGTCGTATCTTCTCAAGACTCTGCCGGGGTCGGCCACTGCGCTGTCCTACGACACGGTGTACTACATCAAGGTCATCGCCCGCGACGTGGACGGCTCTGCAGCCCCTTCCACTCAGGTGTCGGGCTCGATGACGAAGACGGCCTTCGCTGACATCGGGCTTGACCTCGTCGGCTCTCTCAACCAGAAGTTGTACGACACGGGTCAGGACGCGACTCGGTGGAACTTCGCCTCTGGCACCCTGACCAACGTCACGGTCACCGACGCTCTGTCCGGCAACACCGTTCACAGTGCAACGAACTCGTTCATCGGTGACCGCAAGGACCTGGTCCCCTATGACCCGGAGACGTTGTACCGGATCAAGTTCCGTGTGCGCCAGACGGTCGCGGACTCGCTCGGTACTCGGCAGAACGTGTACCTCGGTCTCACTGGCTGGTCTGACCAGACCACCCGCGTCAACGCCACGGGCTCGAACACCATCTCCTCGCAGCACTACATCGCAGCGGCGGCAGTCCCGCTGGTTACCGGTGTGTGGACCACGTTCACCGCCTACGTCAAGGGTCTGGGCTCGCCGAACGGAACTGCGACCCCCACGGGCAACAGCGCCCAGACCCCGGCCAAGATGCACTCCTCCACGAAGTTCATCTCGCCGGTCATGTACCTGAACAACGCCTCAGGTGACGGCACCTGTCAGGTCGACCTCGTGGTGGTCGAAGCCCTCACGGACAACGGTACGGTCAGTACGTACTACCAGTCCACCGCTCCGGCTGCCACGAACAACCTCCACATCGGTGACATGTGGTACGACACCGCCAACGGTAACCGTGCGAGCCGCTGGTCGGGTAGCGCATGGGTGACCCAACTGGTCGGCTCGTCTGGTCTGAACGTCGCCATCGGTGGCGGCAACATGGTCGTCAACTCGAACGTCAAGGCTGGCCTGCTGTCGTACTCTCCGTACTTCGGTGGCGTCGTGACGTACGACACTACCACCGGTCGCCAGACCAACAACTCGTACCTGGTCACCACCAACAGCAACACGGTGCCTCAGGGCGTCATCGCCTACGCACCGCTGAACGAGTCTGTGCCGGGGTCCAGCAAGGTGACGGTGTCGGCCTACGTCAAGGGCACGGCTGGACTGCTCCTGAAGATCGGCCTGCGGTGCCTCACGCCGGGTACGGGCACCTCGGTGGCGGAACCCACCGTGGACGCCTCTGAGATCACCTGTACGGGCGGCTGGGACCGTCTGGTGTACACCTACACCGGCCACGCCTCCCCCTTCCGCGTCGGTGTCCAGATCCTCACCACGAACCGGTCTGGAGCCCTGTCCTACCCGGCGATCGGCACCACGTTCAACGTCACGGACATCCAGGCCGAACTCGGCGACATGGTCACGGCCTACGCGCCGCGCCCCGACGAGATCCTCCCGAACACGATCACCGTGACTGAGATCGCTGACAACGCGATCACGACTCCGAAGTTGATCGCCGGGGCCATCACCACTGCGAAGATCGCCGCTGGTGCAGTCACTGCGAACGAGATCGCTGCACTCAGCATCACGGCAGCCAAGATCGTAGCGGGTACGATCACCGCCACGCAGATGGCCACCGGCACCATCACCGCTGCGTCGGGCATCATCGGCTCCCTGGACGCGGCGGTCATCACCACCGGCACCCTGGCAGCCGGTCGCATCGCTTCGAAGTCCATCACGACTGAGAAGTTGACCATCGCCAACTGGTCCGACAGCGCGCTGGTTAACGGCTCCTTCGAAGATGCACAGGCAGCGGACCCCACTAAGCCTGCCAACTGGGGCTCCTCTGCTGGTTGGATCGTCCTCGGTACTGGTGGAGCCTGGGCACTGGACACCACCAACGGCAACGGTGGTGGCAACTGTCTGAAGATCACTCGCGGCACGTCTGGCGACCCGGTCATCTACTCCGACGCCATCCCGGTGTCCCCTGGGCAAGAGTGGCGAGTCTCGACCTACCACAAGGCTTCAGCGGCGAGCGGCTATGCTGCGATCTTCGCCTACTGGGGCACGACTCCGAACTTCAATCCGGGAGACGCCGGGGTCATCAACGCAGGCATGGTCGGCTGGTTCGCTCCCACCACGTCGTACCAGTCCGTCGACTGGAACGCCACGGTCCCTGCGGGTGTCGGCTACCTGCGCGTCGGCCTGGGGCTGAACAGCAACGCAGCGGGCACCATCGTGTACTTCGACGACTGCCTGGTGAAGTTGCGCACCACGTCCCTGATGCTCACCGACGGTGCAGTCACCACCGCCAAGATCATCGCCACCGGCATCGACGCCAGCGTGATCAAGTTCGGCACGATGTCGGGCGACCGGATCACCACCAACACCCTCAGCGCCGGAGCAATCAAGACCGGCACCCTGAACGCCGCCACCATCACCGTTGGTGCTACCGGTTCCATCTTCGTCGGTGACGGTGTTTACGGTGGCACTACTATTGACGCCAACGGCATCCACGCTCACAACAACTACAGCGGCATCACTGGCCTTGACATCGACCTGTACGGTAACGTCCAGTTGAGCGGCACCATCACAGCCTCCGGCATGGATGCTTCGTACATCACTGGCGGCAGCATCGACGGTGCTGTCATCACAGGCGGTATGCTCCGCACCGCAGCGTCTGGTGCGGCAGTGCTCATCGACGGCACAGGCGGGTACGTCAACACCATCTGGTTCCGTGGCTACAACGCGGCCCAGTTGGACGGCTACATCTCCGGCACCACCGGCCCGGGCACCACGGGCGTCGGCGACCTGCTCATCGAGCCCGCTCGCACCAACACTTCCGGCACGGGTCAGCCGCAGATCTGGATGTCATCCACGGAGCGGAGCAACGTCAACAACGGCGGCTTCATCCAGATCGAGAGCCAGTACACCAACCTCCACGCCATCAAGCAGATGGACATCGGGTACTACGCCTCCTCGCCGATCATGTACTTCTACGGCCAACTGCCTTCCTCCTTCGGTCAGCGTTCTCTGTTCCTGTGGTTCGAGTACAACTTCGCCAGCCTGTCGTCTGGTGCTAGCAATGCAGTGCTGTACACCTACGGTCCGACGCTCCCTGCCGTCCCGAAGGCTGTGTGCTCGGTCCGTACCGGTCAGGATGTGATCAGCGGGATACCTGCCACCTCCACCACCCAGATCCAGCATCGCGTGAAGAACATCGACACCGGTTCCGCTTCTCCCACCAGCATCATTTGGATGTGGCAGATCTGATGACAACCTTCACTTGGACCTCAATGGTCGATGACGTTGAAAACCCTCTGGCCTGGCATGCCACATGTGTCCGGGATGAGGACGGGTTCGAGTTCCAATACCTGATCTCCTACGGCACCCTGGAGTGGCGTGCGCTGGAGTACGGGATCGATGTCGAGGAGATTGCCATCCTCCTCGAGATCGTCCTCCATGAGTTCGAGGAGACTGTCGGAGGACCCACGGGAGGCATCGTCGGTGACGACATCCACCCGTACGACTTCGAGGTGGACGAGGCCAACGCGCTGTACGCCGAGTGGCTCGCGACCCGGGAGCCGCTCACGTTCGCTCCTGGTCAGTCCATCGAAGGGTTCGCCGAAGAGGTGGCCAACAACCACCTGGCGAATTCTGACGAGTACGAGTTCAGGAAGGCGGCATCGGCTGCTGCTCGCGCTGACACCGATCCCACCTTGTCCAATCAGGTCCTCCACCAGGCCGCTGCCTTCACCCGCCAGGGTGGCATCACTGCAGAGGACGCCACGATGAAGGCCAGCATCAACGAGACTTCACGAGAGATTCGTGAGGCCGTCATGCTGAACGAGAAAATTGCGAGGTTCCTCGCCGACACCACGCCAGAGACCTAGGAGTCCGAGCACCATGGCTGAACTGAACATCAACTCGTTGGTCGAGCGATTCAAGACCCGGATCGGTGAGTTGGAAACGCAACTCATCATCGACAAGGCACAGGCCGACGCGAACATGGAAGAAGCGCACGACATCATCAAGCAGCAGCAGCAGACCATCCAGGACATGCAGGAGAAGTTGGGCGGTGTGGGCGTGGCTGCGGTCCCCCCGGTCGTTGTCCCGGCCCCTGAGGCTCCTGGTGAGGCTCCCGGTCTCGAACTGGTTGCTGAGCCCGACGCACCGGCTGCTGCTAAGAAGAAGTGACGTTCTGACCCAAGCGTGAGTCATGCTTGAGGTAAGGCCACAACCCCCAGGAGGTACCAAATGAGTGACACCCCGGAGCCGGAGGTCGAGGTGCTCGAAGCACCTGACAACGGTGACAACGATCGGGTGCTCGACCTGCCCGAGTTCGACGACCCTGAGGTCGTTCTCAACGAGGACGGCAGCACCGCGTCGGAGCCCGAGGACGAGCCGGAGGACACCTCCGTCGACGACCTGACCGCCGATGTCGAGGTGGCCGGTGAGCACGAGGCCGACGCCCCGGACGACATCGACTACGAGGCCGAGGCTGCCAAGGGCCTGGAGGACATCGCGTCCTTCCTGGCTGAGGCCGCTGAGGAGCCGCGCGGCGACGGCCCGATGAAGGGTGTCAAGCCTGCCATCAACGCCTCGCAGGCGAAGACCATCCTCAACCGGCTGGGCTTCCGCACCAACACGGCGGCGCGCTACAAGCAGTCCGTTCGTGACTTCCAGGGCTTCTGGGCCCTGGGCACCGCGCTCAAGGTGGACGGCCTCGTCGGCCCGCTCACCGCTCAGGCCCTCCTGTGGTCCGAGCGCAACCGCAAGGCCGGTCGCGGCACCCTCAGCACCAACTTCTCGTTCAGCGAGTTCCGCTGCAAGTGCGGCGGCGTGTACGGCTCGTGCCGTCGCATCGCTGGCGAGGGCGTCAAGGGCTCCGGCAAGCACGTGGGTCGCGCCCTGGTCTCCTCCCTGGAGGTGTACCGCAAGACGGTGGGCGGGTTCGTCCCGGTCTCCGGCTACCGGTGCGACTCGTACAACGCGCGCATCGGCGGGGCACGCGGTTCGCTCCACCGGATCGGCGCGGCTTGCGACACCCCGCAGGAGATCTCTCACCAGCGGGTCGCGGCCATGCACCGCTTCGGCGGCATCGGCTACATGCGATCCACGGGCCGCGTGGCCCACGTCGACCGTCGTGACCTGGTTCCCGGGTGGAACAACGGGGGAAGTCTCCGTAACCCGATGACCTGGATCTACGGCTGACGGAAGGGTCACACCAGTGCTCAGTCTCAGAACGCTGTGGCAGAACGACCGACACAATGACAAGATCGTGTCGGTCGGTCTGTGGTTGAACATCAACGGGCTGATCGCACTGTCGTGGGCCATCGGGCTCGCGTACGCACTGTTCAGTCCCTCGCGGTTCGTGTCACCTGCATACGACGCCGCGAGGGACTGGATGCCGATCCGCTACTGGGGGATTCTGATCATCTGTCTCGGAACAGGGCTGATGGTCTCACGCGCCAAGCGCATGTTCCTCGGAACCATGCTGGCTCTCAACAGCGGGTTCTACCTGTTCTGGGCGTTCATGTTCTTGTTCGCCTGGATCCAATCCTCCGCTCAACATACCCCAGCACCTGCGCCCACCGCTGTGGCGATCTACTGCTTTGTAGCGTGGTCGCACTTCGCTTCGGCTCAGTCGTTGGCGAGAGGAACTCGACCATGATCACGGCAGCGAGTCACTGGATTACACGGGGTCTGGGCCGACGCGGGACCGTACTCCTGCTCCTCGGCATCATGTACATCGTCACCGGCATCGGCAACATCCTCACTCCCACCAAGTCGGTGCCCGCTCTACAACTCGCCGAAGGGTGGGCCCCGCTGGTCTTCTGGGGCGTGGTCTTCGTCGCTGTGGGGGTGTGCGGCATCATCTCTGCTCGAATCCCCCCAGGCCGCGACACCTGGGGCTTCGCCCTGATGGTGGGCATGTCGCTGTGGTGGTCGTGCGTGTACTTCTTCGGATGGGTCACGTTCGATGTCGACCGCGCCTGGACTTCGGCGCTGCAGTGGTTCTTCAGTGCGATTCTTCTCACGATCGTTGCAGGATGGCCGGAGGCTGAGGGACGCTAATGAGTTCTGGGGATGTGACGCCGTGGGCTGCGTCTGTCGTGTCGGCTGTTGTCGTCACGGCAGGTGTGGTTTTCACTGCGTACCAGTCGCGCAAGCAGAACGAGGACTCGGTCGAGGCCGGGGCCTACACGCGCGCCCAGGAGATCAACCGTCAGATCGTCGAGGACCAGGACGAAGAGATCAAGCGGCAGAAGTCCCTGCTCCAAGACTGCCGCGAGGAACTCGCCCGGGTGCTGTCGGAGAACGAGCGCCTGCGTGACATTGTCAACAACGCCATCGTTGTTGCCGCACGCCTGCGGGCAGCCATCAAGATCCAGGGTGGAACGGTCCCCAAGGATCTCGAGGTCCTCCCCGGGGACTCTCCCGAGCCTCCGGGCTCAACCTAAGCCTGTTCGGCCGCCAAAACGGCGCACAGGGACGCAGAACCCCATCTGAAGGAGAGGCACATGAACCAGTTCAACGACGCGGTGGTGGCTCAGATCCGCACCACGGTCCCCGCAGTGGTGGGCGTGCTCCTCGCGTACCTCGCCGCGCACTTCAACATCGTCATCGACGAGAACGCCGCCAACGGCCTGATCCTGTTCGTCGGCGCGCTGCTGACGGCGGTGTACTACCTCATCGCTCAGATCGCCGAGCGCAAGGTCGGCCCGTGGTTCGGCATCCTTCTCGGCTTCGCCAGGACTCCCGTGTACCAGCAGGAGGAGACCAAGGTTGTCGTCGGTACCAAGCCGTCCGACACCCAGGTCATCGTGGTGCCTGACCCCAAGGACCCGGAGACCCCGAACGAGTGGTACGTCGAGGACAAGGGTGCGGTCAACCTCGGCATCCTCGGCACGGTCGTCGTCGTCATCGTCGTCGTCCTGCTGCTCCTCTGGATCTTCTGAGTACTGCGTGACCCTTCGGCGATGAGGTAAACTAAGCATCGCCTGGAGGTCCCAAGCATGAGAGAGCCCGCTCCGCGCCTCGCCAGCGCAACATGGAGCGGGCTCTCTGCTGTCACCAGGTCGAGAAGGGCATGTCCATCGCACTGACGAGTTGACGGTTGTCGCACTCCTCGACGATGCGTGCCGAGGTCCACATGTCACCGACCTTGGTGTACACGCCCGATCCGGGAGTGTCGCCGGGGACGTACTGAGACCACGGGTACAGCGGGTGTGGGAAGTTCTTCACCCACACGTGGCCTCGCTTGTTGGGCTCGAAGCGGATGCGTTCGCCCTCGTCCATCGCTTCCAGGATGCGCCACCGTTCGGCGATCACCTGAGCCGAGGTGCCGGTCTGTGCAGCGGTCAGCGGGTGCGGGGTCCCGATGTCCATGACTACCTCCGTAGAGCGTTGACCTTCTCGGACATGATGAACGGCGCGTCCTCGGGTCCCTTGATGTACGGGTTGATGTACACGTAGATGGTCTCCTTCTGATCCCCGTCGCCGGAGTGCGAGGGGTGCGTGGGACCGACGTGTCGCTTGGCCCAGTGGCCGCGCACGATGTGGCGGTTCTGGAGGTGCCAGGCGGCTTCCTCCGCGTCGTTGGCGAAGGTCGGTCGCTTGGCCCTCTTCCGGAGGTCGATGACCGTCACAGACGGCTCAGGCCAGTCCAGGCGGCGCATCAGCGCAGCGCTAGACCTCGGGGCCGGGAACCGCGCAACGGCAGGCAACTCGTCCCTCAGGAACGCCTGCATAGTGATGACGAAGCGGGACACCCTGGACAGCGACGAGGCGGGCAGGTCCATGTCCCACTCAGGGTTGGGAACGCGGTGCTCTCCGTCCACGATCCAACCGAACGAAGGCAGGCCGTACGGAAGGAAGTCGGCACCGCCCGGGAGCAGGACGGGGATGTCCTCAGCCATCGTCCACAGGTTGATCTCGATCCCCGGCAGCATGCCTCCACCGTTGCCACGGGTAGCGGTACGGTTGCTCCAGCCGATCCCGTTGTGCCATGACAGCGCGACGATGGGGTGCTCGCCGACCTCGTCCTGGATCGGCTTCTCCATCCACACGAACCCATGCTCTGCGAACAGGTGGTGGTGGTGAGTGACCATGTCGTCCGGCAGGTCCTCACCCGCCGCGCCGATCAGGTCGCACAGGTCGCGGCTGACCGCGATGTTCTCACTGACCTCCAGCGACAGGGCCCACTTGGCCATGAGGCGCTTGGCATCGTCCATCGGGAGACCGAGGGGCCCCGACTTGTAGTGGTTGACGATGGTGCCGGTGGCTCCGGCGTTGTCGGGGTTGTTCAACCACCGAGCATAGCGGTCGCCGGGGTCGTCCTTCAACTCCACAGCGAGGTTCGCTTTGAACGTCAGGAGGTCCTTGACGATGCCCGGACGCTGACCCTTGCGCTTCACAGCATCTCGATCGCGTCGACGCCCTCCTGGGCGGTCTGGCGGGCCAGGTCCAGCGCGTCGGGGTTCTTCCCCGTGCCGTCGCACTCGGGGCAGGGAGCGGGCTCCTCAGGCGTCTTGCCGTCCACCAGGCCGGTGGCGTTGCAGGTCTCGCACTCGTCGTCCTCGTAGGCCGAGAGGTCGGTGTTCTCCACGTCGTCAGCCTGCGACTCGTAGTGCTCGGCGCGCTCGCGCTGCTCCTCGCCAGCCTCGCCCATGGCGTCAGCGGCTTCGGAGTAGGCCGAGGCGACCTCACGGACCTGCTCGGCCACGTCGTTGAGCATGTCCTTGAGTTCGTCCACGGACCCGGCGTCGTCGGGCTTGAAGCCCTCCTGAGCGGCGTAGATGCCAGCGACCAGCGACGACTCGCGCTCGGACTCGCGCGGGCTGCACTCCGTCTTCATGCACCGCTTGTGCTTGTAGCGGGACCGGAACCCGACCTTGAACCAGCGGTAGGCCGAACCCTTCGGCAGCGGCGTGTGGCACTTCTCACACTCGCCCTGGTCCTTCTGGCACTTGGCCACCGTGTAGATCTTCGCGAGGCTCATGGCCTTCTCCCTCAGTCGTCTGTACTTGTGATTATACCCGATCGTCACAAGTAACAAACTCTCACCGATGACTGCACTTGCTCCGGGAGCAGGGGTCGAACCCGCGTAGCCGGGACCAAAACCCGGTGTCCTGCCATTAGACGATCCCGGACGAACAAGAGCCCCAGAGCGGTTTGTGGACGGAACGTTAGACCGCCTTGCTCTGGGGCTCTTGCAGGGCCCCTGCTCCACCACACACCAGCGCTGTATCGGCACCGCTGCTGGGAAGATCCCGGGGGATCCTCACGGGTGGAGCAGGGACGTTCGCGACCGGCTCAGGAAGCCGGAGGGGTGGCGACGATGGTCGCGTCCGCGCCGCGACCCTCGCGCTCGACCGTGAAGTTGTGCTCGTTCTTCAGGGTCTGGCCGACGATCAGGATGCGACGGTCGAGTTCGGCGTCCACGTCGTAGTCCGAACCGGCTCGCGTGCGCGGGGCCAGTTCGATCTTCTTCTTGAGCGCCTTGACCATCTTGCTGCGCTTGCCGCCCGCGATGACCTCGTCCGCGATGTACGCGAAGTTGGTACCCGGCTTGAACGGGTTGCCGTTCGCGGCGGGCTCGACCGGAGCCGCAGCCGCCTTCTTCGCCGGAGCCGCCTTCTTGGCCGGAGCGGTCTTCTTGGCAGCGGCCTTCTTCGCAGCCGGAGCAGCGGCCTTCTTGGCAGCCGGAGCGGCCTTCTTGGCCGTGGTCTTCTTGGCCGCACCCTTGGTGGCCTTGGCGGGCTTGTCAGCCTTGCCGTTGCTGCCTCGGGCGGTCTCGACTGCGGCGGTGAGGTCGGCGAGCGACATCTCCTCCCAGCCCTCGATCTTGAGCGCCTTGGCCTCCTTGCGGAGGGTCTTCGTGGTGCTCTTGTCAGCGGTGGTGGTGCTCATCTCGGGGACCTCCTGGGTCTCGTTCTTACTCGAAGTGGTGACCTGTTCCGCCTTGACGGATACGGTGAACGGGTCACCGTCGAGTTGAACCTCGTAGGTCTTCTTGTCGATGGCACGGAGGAAGATGCCTCCGCGTCGGGACTTCGTGCCGTCCTTCGGCTTGAAGTAGATCTTGGAGCCTTCGAGCGGAGCGGGCTTCTTGTCCTTCTTGTCCTTCTTACCCACCGTAACCCACCTCGCCTTCCAGCGCCTTGTACTTCTTCATGGCCCGTTCGATCTGCTTCTCGTTCATCTTGTGCAGGTCGTCCTGAGCCTTCTTGATCGCGTCCGGGTCGTCCTCGCAGTCGCGAGTAGCACCGAACGAGGTCTCGATCGACGAGAAGTTGCCGAGACCGATCTTGATGGTGGTCTGGGACCAGGCACGGGCGAGTCCCGGGGGACCGGGCTCCGCGCCTGATGTGCTTGCTTTGGTGGCCACTGCAACCTCTCGGGTGGAAGTTTAACTCAAGACTCGCAGTCGCGCTGCGTTCCCTGAGTACATGTTACCCCGTTCAGTGCACACGTTACACACGGGGGCCTGGGTGATGTTTGCTGACGGTGCTGGATCCAGCGTGTGCGAGCGGCAACGTACCCGGCCACCGCGAGCACAGCAGGCCAGAACAGCACCATGCCAGCACCCATGACCGCCACCTCGGGGTCCTCGCCCGTGTCCTGGGCGTACGACAGGAACAGCAGGCAAGCCATGGCTGTCATGCCGATGATCCAGGCGATGAGGACGAACACGATGACCATCATGACCAGCAGTACACCAGTCGGCACGGCGGGAACCACTGGGGCTGCCACTTGTCCTCAGGCGCGTCGTCCGGGACGTTGCCGCCCTTGACGTTGGGGTAGGTCTCCTGCAGGGTCTTGATGACCTGGCGGAAGCGGTCGAGCGACGGGTCGATGTCGAACGACCACTCGAACACCAGCCGCTTGACGGGCTTGTCAGCGAACCGTTCGAGGATCGGCATCTCCATGCCCTCGATGTCCATCTTGATGCAGTTGTCAGGGGTCCAGAGACCCTCGACGGTGGTGACCGGAACGTCGATGGACTCGCCGCCCTGCCAGTCCTTGAACATGGACGACCGCCACACGTTGCCGCGAGCGGAGTTCACGGACATGTGCATCTTCTTCTTGCGAGCGTCAGCAGCAACGCCGGACTGGATCGGAGTGATGCGGTCCTGGATCGTCTTGCCGTTGAGACCGGCGTTGATCACCAGGCGCTCGTAGCACCCGGGCTCGGGCTCGTACGCAGCGACGTTGGCACCGTGAGCGGCTGCCCACACTGCGAACGCGCCGATGTTCGCACCGAGGTCGATCCACTGCTCACCGGGGCGCGGCGTGAAGTTGTAGCGACCGTAACCCCTGCGGGTCACGACCTCGGCGATGGACTTCTCGTCCGAGGTGCCCTTGCGGACCTTGAAGATCAGGGGCTTCCTGATGTCCTTGGCTTCGTACTTCTTCTTCGCCACTACCTGTCCTCTCCGAGCCGCCTGCGCAGCAGAGCCGTTTGTTGATCGGGTGACCACAGTCCCCAACCCTTGGCTGTGATGACCTCGGGTGGTGGGAACCACGGCTTCTTCTTCCACTCACGCAGGGTGCGCGGGTTGATGTTGAGGTAGATGCAGAGTTCCCCGGAGGTCATGTGGTCCTGGTACGGACCCTTCTCCTCGGCGATCCACTGCTTCAACGATCTTCCAGTGGTCATGTTACGCACTCGCTACGCATCGTCAGGGTCAAGTTCCTGTTGGGTCTTGACCGGCAGTCCCTGCTCGATCTGGGTGGCGATGGAGAACATCCAACGCTGAGCAGCGGGCTGCAACTCGGCGGGCAGATTCTCTTCGTTCGGTTGCACCCACAGGGCTCGGTCGCGGAGCCGCTCGGCAAGCCGCTTCCGCTCGATCACCACAGCGGCCTTGGCGGCTGTGTCGGCGATCTCAGCGGGCGAACGCATGCCGGGGTGGCCAGGCATGCCCATGACGGCTGCTCGGCCCGCCTTGACGCCCAGATCCATGTCTGTGGCATCGAAGGCCTCGTCCTCCCCGGGCATCGGGAACGCCGGAGCCACGTCGGGCGTGGTCTCCGTGACCTGCACGAGGTACATGTCGTGCTCGGCCCACAGCAGCGACCGGCGATGACCGTCAGCGGCACGGATGGTGTACGACGAGAAGCCGACGTTCACCAGGACACCCATCGGGTACTTCTCGAGGTCGAGGTCCAGTCCGTCCTCAGTACCCTTCGGCAGGGCGACGATGGTCACACCTGGCTTGACCGTCGACCGGCTCGTGATCCGGGTGAGGTTCCGGATGTACATCAGGTGCCGCTGACCTGGATCCACGGAGCCGACTCGGTGACCTCAGCGATGCCGGACAGCACGTCGGGGGCCACCTTGCCCTCGCCGATGCCAGCCGCGAGGGCTTCCTTGTCGACAGCCTGGGCCTGGTACTTCTTCGCCTTGGTCGCGCCGATGAGACCGACCAACTTCTCGAAGGAGTACGTGGTGCGCTTCTGGGTGGCGCGGGTCACCTTGAGACCGTCGTCCATCGTGAGGGACTTGGTCTTGCGCTCGTCGAGTTCCTTGATGATCTTCGCGTCCACAGCCTTGCGGGCCGCGATGACCGCGTCCTCGTTCTTCTTCATGACCTCGCGCTCGTCGATCAGTTCGCGCAGTTTCTTGTCCTTCATGACAACTCCTTCTCGTTGCAAGTATTGTACGCGCTGCTACAGGATGTCGAGCAGCGACTTGGCCTCGGTCCGGTTCTTGAACCCGCCACCGTCCTTGTCCACCACGGAGGAGAACAGGTTGGCCTTCTCGCGGAGGTACTCTTCGAGCCGCTCCTCCACCGTGTCCTCGGCGCGGAACTTGAGGATGATGACCTGCTCCACCTTGGCGTCCAGGCCTCGCAGTCCACCGACCGCCGAGCGGGCGATGAACTGAGCGTTGACCTGCGGGCTCCACTCCTCGTCAGAGAAGCCGACGTACGAAGCAGCCGGAAGTGAGATGGCCTCACGGTTGGCCTTGATGGTGCCGATGAACAACTTGCAGTCCTCGTCCGTGTTGAACTTGTCGGCCTGAGCCTGGCGCTTGTCCACCGAGGCGATTGTGCCGTCCACGTACGCGGGGTTGAACCGTGCGAACTCGCGCTCCATGATGCGAGCCGCCTTGGCCCACTCGGAGCCCAGCAGGGCCTTCTCACCGGAGGCGACCAGTTCGTCCAACCGCTCCTGCAACTCGTCGATCTTGGCGGAGTGCTTCGAACCGCCGAACAGTTCGGGGGAGAAGCACGCCTGCTTGAGTCGCATGATGTGCGAGCGGACGGAGGTCATGGGGACCTTCTCGCCGGACTCCAGCACCAACTTGAACTCGTCACGCACGACGTTGTAGATCTTGCGCTGTTCCTTCGTCAGTTGGATCGGGACCGTGACGATGTGTTCCTTCGGCAGATCCTTGATGACGTGGTCGCGGCGGCGACGGATGGAGTTGGCGTCGATGAACTTCTTCAACTTCTTCATCTGCTTGGGCTTGTAGCCCACGGGGCGCGGCTTGCCCTGCTCGTAGATGCCGATGGACAGGCGGTACGTCTCGTAGTCCGGGTACAGGTCCGGTGCCATCTTGTGCAGCGTGGGGAACAACTCAAGGGGCGTGTTCATGAACGGGGTGCCCGACATCGGCAGCAGCCGCTTGGACTGGATCTGCAGGTAGCCCTGGGTTTGCTGAGCGTCGAGGTTGCCGTAGCGGTGGTACTCGTCCACGACCAGGGTGTCGTACTCGTAGTCGTACAACTCGGGGATGTTGCCAGCCCAGATGCGATCCGCCCGCTTGCCGTTGTCCTCGTAGGTCCAGTTGAATCGACCACGGGTGGTCTCGGGGATGATCACCGTCATGTCGTCGCGGGCGTCGATGGCAGCGCGGCGCTGCGCCATGTTCATGCGGTCGGCGGACACCACCGTCACGCACAGGCCCAACTTCTGCATCGCCTCGCGCTCCCACACCGTGAGGCCGTTCTTCGGTGCGATGATCAGAGCCGGGTAGGCCTCGGCGAGCCGGAGCGCGCACAGCGCCATGAGCGTCTTGCCAAGACCCATCTCATCGTTCTGCAGAAAGGCCAGGAAGGGCTCGAAGTCCTTGTAGGAGATCTCACCCTTGAGGTAGCGCACGATCATCTCGATCGCGACCTTCTGGAAGTTGAACAGCCTGAACGGCTCGCCAGCCAGCGGAGTGCCAGCGGGCCACACCTTGATCAGGCCGGGGACCTTCAACTTCGGCACCGGCATGTTGTCGATCTCACGCTGCGTCAACTTGATGAGCCGCTTGTGCAGGCCCTCGCTGAGGTCAGCCGTGGGGAACGCCAGCATCAGCATCTCGAGATAGGAGATGTCGAAGCGGTAGATCCAGTCGCCCGTGGTACGGTTGCGACCCCGGATCGGCTCGATGCCCTTCGGCAGGATCTCACGGATGGTGTACCCGACGCCCGAGGCCTCCTTCATCTGCACCACGAGCACAAGGTGCGTCTGAGGGTAGGCGTCGGACGCCTTGGCGATGCCGAGTTTCATCGGCTCTTGGCGCGGGTCTTGCGCATGAGGCCAGCGACGATCATCGACTTCACGAAGGTCTCGTCGGTGGACGGATCGATCTTGAGTTGGTACACCTCAAGGATCCGGTCGGCGGTCGACTGGCGGTACTGCTCCAGCGAGCGCGGGCGGCGCATCTTGGAGCGGGCCATCGCCGCGACGACATCGGTGTAGGTCTCGCCTTCCACCATCAGGTCGTCGATCATCAGGAACTTCATGTCACGCTCCGTTTGTGAGTCCACCGCATCCCGGTGAAGAGTCGTGATAGCATTCTACCCCACTCTCCCGAGTGCAAACATCTGGATCGCGTATGATGCTTTCGCTGGGCCGGGGTGCCTCCCCCGTCGCCTCGGTCCAGTACACAGGAGCCCGGGTAGATCGCCCCCTCGCAGGAGCCTCTACCCGGGCTTCTGCATGCCCTGATTCGGGCGTCACCCATGGCAGAAATTGTGATTGCGTACGATACCCCTCGACTCCTCGGGGGCGAGGCGGCGCACTCGCCGCAGGGTCACAGACCTATCGGTTTGCCGAGGAATTCAAATACGGTGTAACACCAATGAGAATTCCTGGGCAAACCAAGTGTCACCTTTCTACGGCCAGTCCTATGCCCGGATCCGGCCTCCGCACTTTGGCCACGTAGGATAGAGCATTCACGCTCGCATCCAGGGAGGCTCCACCCGTGTCGATCGACACCGCTCTTCTCTCGTACGTGGTCAAGTACGACGGGCTGCGGGACCTTCAGTCCCTCGGCATCGACCGGGATCACTTCCTGGACGAGAACCAGACCATCTGGCGCTACATCGTCAAGACCAACAAGGAACACTTCACCATCCCTTCTGAGGACACCCTTCGGGCACGGTTCCCGGACCTGGAGTTGCCGAAGGTCAAGAAGTCCGAGTTGCCCCTGCTGGTGTCACAGGCTCGGCAGCGTCGCAAGTACGTCCTGTTCATGGAGAGCCTGAACGCGGCTGCGGACGAGGCGGACTCCTACGAGTCGGTGGACGACGCGATCCAGACCATGCAGTCCAAGTTGAACGCGCTGGCCTTCTCCTCCAAGGAGCAGAGCCACCTCGTCAACCTGTTCGCGCCTGAGGTCAGCAAGGCCATGCGCGGCGAGGTAGCCAAGCGACGCAACGGTCAGATCGCTGGCATCCCCACCGGGTTCGACCGGTTCGACGCCGTGACCGGCGGACTGCAGAAGCAGCGCATGTACACCATCATCGGGCGCTCGGGCATGGGCAAGTCCTGGGTGGACCTGTGCTTCGTTGCCTCGGCAGTCCTGCAGGGTCAGAACGTGATCCTGTACCCGCTGGAGATGTCGCTGTTCGAAGTCGCCACGCGCATGTACACGATCTTCTCACAGAAGATGTACGGAGGCGGCGGGTCGCTGGACAAGGTGCTCAAGAACCACGACCTGAACCAGGGGCGCGTGTCCGACCGCAACATGCGCAAGTTCCTGCAGGCGTGCGAGGAGCGGCTGCCCGGGTCGCTGGTGGTCGCCGACATCCAGCACCTGTCGGACCCCTACACTATGGAGCGCGTCGAGGCTGAGGTCGAGGTGTACAAGCCGGACATGTTCTGGCTGGACTACCTCACGCTGGTCAAGCCCCCGGAGGCGGGCCGCAACGAGTCGGACCACGTGTCCATCCGCAAACTCTCGTCGGCCACCGCGTCGATCGGCAAGCGACACAACGTCATCGCGGGCTGCTCCGCTCAGGTCAACCGCGAGTCCATCAAGGCAGGCGCGGGCTTCCTCCCTCGGCTGGAGCACATCGCGTACGGCGACTCCATCGGTCAGGACTCCGACGTGGTCATCTCCATCGGCCGGAAGAAGGACGAGGGACTCATGTACTACTCCCTGGTCAAGAACCGTGGCGGTCCCGAGTTCGGCAAGACCAAGGTCCGCTTCGATGTCAACTCCGGCATCCTGACGGAGGTCCGCGAGGAGTACGTGGAGGACGAAGGATGATCACGCGCTTCACCGGGGAGTACGCCTTCCTCAGCAACTTCCACCCGAGCCCGATGAAGATCGACGGGCTGCACTACCCCACGGTCGAGCACTACTTCCAGTCGATGAAGGCGAAGAAGAAGCAGCAGGCCAAGGAGATTCGGAAGGCGGCTACCCCCAAGGAAGCGAAGCGTCTCGGGGCCCGGTGCACCATGCGCGGGGACTGGAACTACTACCGGCTCGAAGTGATGCGCACTGCGCTGGACCACAAGTTCCCTGGCATGTCGGAGAAGCCTCACGACCTCAGCACCAAGTTGGTCCTGAACACCTTGGACTACGGGCTGATCGAAGGCAACACCTGGGGCGACAAGTTCTGGGGCATGACCTGGAACAACACCAAGATGCGCTGGGAGGGCCTGAACTGGCTCGGCACCTTGCTCATGGCCCGCCGTGCAGAACTCACCGACCTGGAGTGGCGATGACTCCCATCGAGTCGCTGACCTTCGACGAGGCTGTCAACGCTGGCAGGATCGACGAGTACCGCGCGTGCCGTCAGGCTGCTCTCAAGGCAGGGCGCGACCAGTGGGGCCACTCAGGAAGCCACCACGGCACCGGCACCGAAGAGTGCCCGACCTGGCGGCACCACCACCACGATGCGTTCTGCACCGTACCCGGACCTGGCGAGTGCGAGCGCGCTGGAGTCAAGATCCCCAAGGGTGGCTGGTCCACTCGTGGTCCACGCACCAACTACAGAGACGGGCAGTTCGGTCGTGCCTAGCGCAATAGACTACGGGGTCGACGATGTCAAGGCTGTGGTGGAGGACATCTTCCACCTGGAGGTAACCGAGCGCGGTCCGGAACTGGACATGCTGTGCCCGGACCCCAAGCATGTCGACTCCCGCCCGTCGTGCGCGGTCAACGTCGGCACCGGCTACTGGAACTGCTTCTCCTGCGGCGCTGGCGGCGATCTGGTGGCTCTAGGCGCGCTGGTGCTGGGCCTGCCTCGGCCCGAGGTCGAGCGCATGCTCAAGCCCCGCACACCGGACGCCATGATGTCGGCGCTCCGTCGCAAGTTGGCGCGGGCTGCCACCAACGCCAAGCCACCCAAGGGCAAGCGCAAGGTGGACCTGCCCGACCACCCCGACCGTCTTCGGAAACGGCAAGCGACTCCGCTACTGGAGCGGTGGTTCACGCCTGCCACGTTCGAGCGGTGGGATCTGCGCTGGGTGGACAAGGTCACACTGCTGGGCAACAAGGGTGAGTTCACTCTCGAGTCCGTGATCGCCATGCCGGTCAAGAATGCGAAGGGGAAGATCGAGGCGTGGTGCTACATGGCCACCCCGGACTCCCTGTCGTGGCAGCCGAAGTACCTGTACACCCCGGGCGTCGAGTTGTCTGAACTGTGGTACGGCGTGGACCTCCACGGCTCGGCCCGGGACATCGCCATCGTCGAGGGCGGGCTGGACACGCAGTGGATCGACCAGTGCGGCTACCCGGCGCTGGGCCTGCTCGGCTCGCGCATGGGTGACATCAAGGTCCGCTGGCTCGGACAGTACAACTCGGTGACCCTGCTCCCCGACCGGGATGCCGCAGGGCTGATCTGGTCGCGCCGGGTCGGTGATGCCCTTTGCACTCGCATGCCGGTGTACATCGGGCAGTACTCCCCGTGGATGATGAAGAAGCGGCTGGAGAAGGACGGCACCCGGCTGAGGGCCTCGGACCCGGAAGACCTATTCCCAGTAGACGTTGAGGTCATGATGGCTCGGCGCGTCCCCTACCTCAGGTGGCGGAAGGAACTCGACCAAGTTCACCCAACCTAGTTCCCGGTTGTCATGAGCCGGTAGGGCAGAATGGCCTCAGAGCGGATCGGGTTGGCCCCCGGTCCTCGGACCCAGGCGAACGGACGACACGATGCACGCTCCCCTCGAATCATGCACAAACCTCGACCGCGCGATCGAGCGCTACCGGGGCACGATCTCCACCTTCGCGAGGAACGCCCGCTCGGCGCTCCCGCAGATGGACCAGGAAGACATCGAGCAGGAGTTGTACATCATCCTGTGGAAGTGCGTCGAGGGGTACGACCCCGAGAAGGGCGCATCGTTCAACACCCTGTTCCAGGGCTCGGCGAAGAACAAGGTCATCTCCCTCATCCGTCACTACCGGACCGGGATGCGCCAGCCGAAGCACGGACTGATCCACATGGACAACGAGGACGTGGCCGCAGCAGTCGCCGCCCTCCTCCCCTCCGAGGCCTCCGCTGAGGACTGGTACATCGCGGTCGCGGAGCACGGCACCCGGTTCCTGGAAGAGCAGGAGAAGGCCGACCGCCGTTACGCGTGAGTTCGCGTAACATGAAGGTGTGGCTACTACTGAGACTGTCTCCCCCGTGTCGCGCCTCTCCATCGAGCGTGCGAAGCGGTTGCTGACGGACATGCAGGAAGCGCCATTCGTAGCGTTCGTGTTCAAGGACGGCGACCTGCGCATCTACGGTGCGGGCCTCGACGCTGAGGACATGGAAGCGGTCGAGGACCTGGTCAAGGACCTCCAAGCCAACAAGACCTGACCGGCCACACAAGGGCCAGGAACCGAGGAGACGCATGGCAAAGAACAAGGGCGGGACCACCGTCCAGGCCAAGGCCAAGGGTGGGCTGTCCGTCAAGACGTTCAGCGGCCTGAACAAGAACCGCATGGAGTCGAAGGGCTCGTCCAACTTCGGCCTCGCGATCCGCATGCGCCAGGGCGACTCCGTGTCGATCCAGTGCCTGATGAACCCGGACAACCCCCAGGGGTTCCTGGAGTTCGAGCAGCACGTGTGGAAGGACACCAAGTGGCACTACGTGCCGTGCCTCGGTGACAACTGCCCGCTCTGCCTCGACGAGGACCAGAACATCAGCAAGACCTCCTACCGGTTCGCCGCCAACGTGTGGAACTTCAAGGAGAAGAAGGTCATGATCCTGGAGGGTCCGAAGGACCTCTCCACGCGCCTGTTCTACCGCTACTCGGCGGCTCCCGAGAAGTTCGTCAAGAAGGCCTACGACGTGGCCAAGTACCCCACGCAGCCGGTCTCGTACGACGTGTCCTCCTCGGACCTCAAGCCGATCAAGGACATCGGTGACAAGAAGCCGATCGACCTGCAGAAGTACGTCGACGAGGAGGCCCGTCGCTACTTCGGCTCGGAGATGCCCGACACCTCGGCGCTCGACGCCAAGGACGACATCGACGAGCAGGCCACCGGGCTCGAGAAGTCCAAGAAGAAGAAGGGCAAGAAGAAGAAGGCAGCCTGACGGACCATCGGTCGTGACCCTCGTGTTCAGAACCATCGGACGCGGGGGTCACGCCATCCTCACCCTGGAGTCACCCACGTGTTCAAGTTGCCGCTGATCCTCAAGCCCTCCTCCTTCATCGTGTTCGAGGGGCTGGACGCCACAGGCAAGTCAACCCAGATGGACCGCTTCGAGCGGGCCGTGTACGCGCCCGAGCAGGGCGAGCCCCTGTACTCCGGCAAGCCGGTGTTCACGCACTCGCCCAGCGGCGGCTCGGAACTCGGTGCCAAGATCTACGGCCTCACCGAGGACGTGAACTGGAAGAAGCACCTCCCGCTCACCCGGCAGTTCCTGCACCTTGCGGCACACTGTGAGATGTACGAGAACGTCATCGTACCCCGGCTCCACTCCGACGCCGAGTCGGTGTTCCTGGATCGCAACTGGTTCTCGACCTTCGCCTACGGGTGGGTCAAGGACATGCGAACCCAGATGACAGCGGACGAGTTCATCGACCTCGCTCGGCTGCCCACGCAAGGGTGCATGCCCGACATCGTGTTCATGTTCCTGGAGCCGTTCGCCAAGGACAAGAGCAACAACAAGCAGGTGCTGGAGAACTACGAGTACCTGGCCCAGCGCCACGAGGACATCACCATCCTGGTCCCGCACCTTCCCCGGGGCGAGACCACCGCGTTCATCGCTGAGCACCTCACGCGGCGCGGCTTCACCTACCCGGAGGGTTCCAAGTGACCACCAACGAAGCGATCATCAAGGGGCCGAACGCCAACGTCGTGTACCCCGCTGCGGTAGCGGCGGTCATGGGCGGCGGCAAGCAGGTCCCCTCTCGGGTGGCACCCACCCTTGAGATCCACCCCGCCACGATCATCATCGACGACCCGCTGCGCCCGGTGGTCACCGCCTTCGGCCGACCGGTCAACGTCACCTTCGCCTTCGCCGAGGTCCTGTGGATCCTGGGTGGGCAGAACGACGTGGAGATGCTCAAGCACTACAACTCCAAGATCGGTGACTACTCCGACGACGGTGAGACCTTCAACGCGGCGTACGGCTACCGCCTGCGCTACGCCCACGGTCACGACCAGATCGAGGACGTGGTCCGCCTGCTTACCGAGGACCCCGAGACCCGCCAGGCCGTGCTCACCATCACGCTGCCGTCGCACGACCGGGCGTACCAGCCGATGCGCGTCCCCTCGGACACTGACAACTACGCCTTCGAGGAGGTCCGCCGCGAGACCAAGGACCGCGCCTGTAACCTCATGGCGCACCTGATGATCCGGGACGGTCGCCTGGACTGGCTGCAGATCCTGCGGTCCAACGATGTCATGTGGGGCACGCCCTACAACTTCATCCAGTGGATGTCCATGCAGCGGTACATCGCCGGTCGCCTGGGCATCCCCGTCGGCACGTACACGCACGTCGCCGACTCCCTGCACGCCTACGAGTACCACCACGCGGAGGCCGAGGACATCGCCGAGTTCGACCTGTACCAGGCGGTGCAGGACGGCTGGGGCTTCGGTGGTCACTGGACGTGGGAGACCGCCGACCTCACGGACGAGGTGCTCGCGTCGGTCCGCTCGTACGAGATGGCACTCCGCACGTGCGAGTGGGATCAGGTCGAGTCCCTGCTGTTCAACGCGCACCAGGAAGTGCCGGTGTCCTGGATCGGCCTGCTGGAGGCGTTCGCGGCCCACACCCTGTACAAGAAGGGGTTCGACCTCAAGGCGGCGCACACCCTCCTCGGCTGCATGGACCCGGTGCTCGGCCTCGCTCAGGCCCGGTTCTACTACTACCACCGCTGGCACAAGAAGGGGCACGAGGACGTGGTCGACCATCTCCGTGGCCCGCACCCGATCACGGGTGAGAAGGTTCCCACCGAAGTCCTGGACTGGATGTTCGCATCGCACGTCCCGTCCGAGTAAGCCAGAGAACCCCAGAGAGGATTGAGGAATCGTGCCTAGCGACTTCATCCACTTGCATAACCACAGCGACAACAGCATGCTGGATGGTGCGGCTACAGTCGCCGGGTACGCTGCGAAAGCAGGGTCTCTGGGGTTCTCTGCACTGGCACTGACCGACCACGGCTGGCTCCCCGGCGCACCTGAGTTCTACAAGGCGTGCCGCAAGGAAGGCGTGGAGCCGATCATCGGCGAGGAGTTCTACTTCGTCCCGGACGTGGCGAGCCACCGGGCGGACAAGGCGCAGGGCCAGAAGGACCAGCGGCACATCAGCATCCTGGCCCGTGGGGCACGAGGGTACGAGGTGCTGTCGGAACTGTCCTCCGAGAGCCACCGCAACTTCTACTTCAAGCCGCTGGTCGACCGAGGCATCCTGGAGGCCCTGGGAGACGACGCGAAGCATCTGACCGTCCTGTCTGGGTGCGCGGGTTCTGCGCTCTCCAAGGCCCTCCTGAGCGACGAGGACGACGCAGAGGAGCGGGCGGTCACCGAGTTGCTGTGGTGGCGCGAGACCTTCCCCCACTACTACATCGAGACCATGCACCACGACACGCCCTTCGACCTCCGGTTGAACACGGCGCTGATCGCCATGGCCAAGAAGTACAACCTGCAGCACGTCATCACGAACGACCCGCACTTCGCGGACGAGCACGACGCCATGGCGCACGACACCCTGCTGGCGATCCAGACCGCCTCGGACGTGACGGACCCCAACCGGTTCCGGTTCGAGGGCGAGGGCTACTGGCTGAAGTCGTACGACGAGATGAAGCAGACCATGTCGCCCTACGGTGCCAAGCACTGGAAGAACGGCGTGGCCACCAACCTGCAGATCGCCAAGGACTCCTACACACGCATCCCGGCGTGGGAGTCCAAGACGTTCCAGATCCCCAAGTTCCCCGGCGTGGAAGATGCCGACGCCGAGATGAAGCGCATGTGCAAGACGCGGCTCAAGGAACTCGGGTTGGACGGTGACGAGCGGTACACCTCCCGGCTCAAGTCAGAACTCAAGGTGTACAAGCAGGCGAAGATCGCGCACTTCATGCTGATCACTGCGGACATCATCACCTACGCACGGTCCGTGGGCATCCGGGTCGGCCCCGGTCGAGGGTCGGCGGCTGGCACCCTTGTGGGATACCTGCTGGACATCCACCGCTGCGACCCGATCAAGTACACCCTGCTGTTCGAGCGGTTCCTCAACCCGGCCCGCCCGAAGATGCCCGACATCGACTCGGACTTCTCGCAACTCCGTCGCGGTGAAGTCTTCGACTACGTCATCGACAAGTACGGTGTTGAGAACACCATGTCGGTGGCAGCCTTCGGTCACCTCCGTGCAAAGTCAGCATTCAACGCGGTGGCCATCGCCAACGGCATCCCGCGCCAGGAGGCCATCAACCTGAACAAGGGCATCTACGAAGACAAGGAGACCGGCGAGGCCTTCATCCCTGAGCAACTCATGGCGGACTACCCCGAGGTCATCGCCATGCTGATGCAACTGCGCGGGCTGAAGAAGCAGATCGCTGCTCACCCTGCGGGCATCATCATCGCCGACCCTTCGGCCAACATCCGCAAGCAGATCCCCGAGGCCTGGATCCCTTCGTCCAAGCGGATGATCGGTCAGTACGACAAGAAGGCCGTCGACGCGATGGGCTTCCTCAAGGAAGACATCCTCGGCCTCCGCACCCTGGACACCATCGACGAGTGCCTGAAGATTCTCAAGGAACGTCGCGGGCTGGACATCGAGCCGGACTTCTGGGATCCCGACAACGAGCCTGGCGATGACAAGGTCTACGCCATGCTGGCGAAGGGCAAGACAGCGGGCGTGTTCCAGATGGAGGGACCGGCCAACCGACGCGGGTGCCGCGACGTGAAGCCGAAGAACTTCGAGGACCTCATCTCGATCACGAGCCTCTACCGCACGGGTGCCATGAGCGCGGGCTTCCCCGACATCTTCAACAAGAACCGACGGCTGGGCAAGGCGGGCATCCAGTACGCACACCCGGCCCTCAAGCCGATCCTGGAGGACACGTGGGGCGTCGTGCTCTACCAGGAGCAGGTCATGGAGTTCGGACGCACCCTGGCGGGCTTCGACGACGCGGGCATGGATGACATCAAGGAAGCGATCAAGGACAAGTCGTCGGACGACATGCAGGCCATGCGCCCCGCGTTCATCAAGGGCTGCAAGAAGACCTCGGGCATCCCGAAGGAGACCGCCGAGGAGATTTGGAAGATGATCGAGGGGTACGCCGGGTACGGCTACAACCGCTCGCACGCAGCGGCCTACACCCTGCTCACCTACCAGACCGCTCGGCTCAAGTGCATGTACCCCATCGAGTACATCACCGCCCTGCTGCGCACCGTGCCGAACAACAAGGACAACGCGGAGCGCCGCGACATCTACATGCGCGAGGCCATGGAGTTCGGTGGCAAGATCGCACCGCCGGACATCAACACCTCGGACGCGCTGGCCACGGCTCATGCCAAGAAGAAGATCATCCGCTTCGGCTTCACCGACATCGCTGGCATCGGCATCAAGGTCGGCGAGCGGCTCATGAACAACCGCCCGAAGAAGGGGTTCCAGTCGGTCGAGGACGTGTCCCTGGAAGTCAACAACGTGGGCTACATGAAGACCCTGACTGAAGCCTCAGTGTTCGAGTCCATCGGTGTGCCTGGTGACCCGCACCGCACCGAGGAGTTGCTCAAGTGGCAGTTCAAGGACCGCATGAAGAAGTACCGGGAGAAGTACCAGAGTGAGGTGGTCCTGCCCGAGGAGTCGCTCACGGGCGAGGACGTGTGCCTGGTCGGAGTGATCACCAAGATCCGCGAGGGCGAGACCAAGACCGGTAAGAAATACCTGACCTGGAACATCCGGTGGTCACCGGTCGAGGACTTCGACATCCGGCTGTGGTCGGAGACCAGCAAGCACTGGTCGGCAGGCGTAGGATCACTTGTCCAGTGTCGCGGTGAGTGGGAGCCGCGCTGGCTCAACCTCTCGTGTGGGAAGGCGTCCAGCATCAAGGTCATCAAGCACGTACCCAGGGAGGACTGAGCCGTGCCCCGTCGTTCAGCAACAGCCGAGTTGACCATGGACCAGAAGCGCGACGCGCACATGGACGAGGTCAACAAGAAGTTCCCGGGTGCAATCAAGTTGGGCTCGGACCCGTCCCTCAAGATCCAGCGCATCCCCACGGGCATCGACTCAGTGGACTACCTGCTGGACGGCGGGCTCGCGCGCAACCGCTACCTCGAACTGTACGGCTCCTACAACGTGGGCAAGACCTACCTCACGTTCCGCGCCCTGGGCAACGCCCAGCGGCTCGGGCTCGGGGCTTGCTTCGCAGATGTCGAGGGAACGTTCGACCCTCGCTTCGCTGAGAAGGCGGGCATCGACCTGCGTCGGCTCCGGCTCATCCAGCAGGAGGATGCTGAGCAGGTCATCGACATGGCCGAGGTCCAGATCCGCTCCGGCCTGTACGACGTGATCGGCATCGACTCCATCGCAGCCCTGTCCCCTCGCTCCGAGGTGGACTCGTCGATGGGTGACCGCTCCATGGGAATGGAGCAGGCGAAGTTGATGAGCAAGGCGCTGCGGAAGTTGACGGTGGCCAACACCGACTCCGCGATCATCTTCATCAACCAGACGCGACAGGCCGTCGGAGCGTCCGCCTTCGCCAAGCAGACCACCACCTCAGGTGGTCGGTCCATGGCCTTCTACGCAGGCACCCGGCTCGAACTGAACCGCACCGAGAACATCAAGGCCCAGCGCAAGTTGATCAACCCGAACACCGGGGACGTGATCAAGAAGGCATCCACCGTGGGGCACCGCGTGCTCATGCGAGTGGAGAAGGACAAGACCGGCGCGGCCATCGCCGGGGCCGAGGGTACGTTCGTGTACGACTACATCAACGGTGGCATCGACGCCACCGAGGACCTGATGTACCTCGGCCGACGCACCGGCCTGATCAAGAAGTCCGGTAGCAAGTGGTGGGTCGTCGGCTACGAAGAAGAGAAGCAGTCGTCCCGCAACAAGTTCCACAAGTGGCTCCTCCGCAACGTAGCGGTGTCGGACGAGTTGCGGACTGACATCTTCAACACCGCCGAGCCGGACACCATCATCGAGGACAAGGACGAGGACGATGACTGACCGCGTGCGACCGTACCGTGACGAGGACTCCCCCTCGGAGGTGGCAGCCCAGGCGATCGGTCAACTCGCCGTGATCATGCAGCGCATCCGTGAGGGCATGATCGGGACCATCCAGGCGCTGTCGGTGCCAGAGGATGTCATGGACGTGCTCAAGATCAAGATCGTGGATGACAACCACTTCATGGACCGCCCAGGGTTCTCGTTCTCCCAACTCACGCACCCTGCCATCCTGGGTGTGCCGCTGGTGCAGGGTCCGCTGGGTGTGCTGGTCGGCCCGATCCACGCCACGGAGCCGCGCGTGGACCCGCAGGAGATGCTGGACTCGCTGACCAAGTCAGTGACTGACCACCTGAGTCAGGCGGTCAACGACCACACGGCAGGCGGCACGGCGTGATCTGCCAGAAGTGTGCTGACGCTGCGGACCGGGGTGACCGCAAGCACTACTGCGAGTCGCCTCCGTCGTGCCCGTGTAAGCATGGCGGACGCAAGCCGTGGCGACTGGTCAAGGGAACCATCGTCGTCGACGGGGTCCAGACGAACCCCTCCGGCACGATCAGCGTGCAGGGACCATGAGCAAGCCCGGGTGGTGGGATCGTCCCGGCAAGGACAACAACGCCCGCAGCAAGGCCCAGGAGCAGCGCCACGCACGCGAGGTAGGCGGCGGGGTCCAGCCGGGGTCCGGGAGCAGCAGGCGGGCCCCACAGGACGTGAAGGGCCCCGAGTACCTGGACCAACTCAAGACCACGATGAAGGCGTCCTGGCGGATCAGCGCCGAGGAGTTCCTGGCCATCGAGAAGGACGCGCTGACGCACGGTCGCGAACCTCGTATGATCATTGAGTTCGCGGGCACCGGCCTGACGGTTGTGATCGAGAGGTACACGCCATGACGAAGAAGTTCAACCCGACCTCCGGTGGTCGCTGGTCCTTCATGAAGGTCCAGGACATCATGTGCTGGGATGAGAACGAGATGGACGTGCTGTACCTCCGTCGCCACCGTCTCATCCAGACCCCTTGGTTCGCGCTGTTCCTTCACCACATCCACCAGCCCGACCATGACCCGGACCCGCACGACCACCCCTTCAACTTCTGGTCCCTGGTGGTGCGCGGCGGGTACGACGAGGTCCTGCACACCGAGCGCCGTGAGGGTGCGCTCCGACCTGCTGTGAAGAAGACTCACGGCTGGCTGTCGTTCCACAAGATGAGCAAGCAGGACGCGCACCGGATCATCTCCATCAAGCCCGACACCTGGACCCTGGTGTTCGTCGGCAAGCGCACCAAGTCCTGGGGCTACTGGACCGAGGACGGCTTCATCAACTTCAAGGATTACCTCGCAGCGAACCACCCCATCAACCTCCGCGACTACAAGGGTGATCCTGAGTGACCCCAGGCGACAGCAAGATGCTGGCTGACATGGTCAAGCGTCTACACAGCAAGGAACTCGATCCGCTGCGCCCACTGATCGATGAGTACATGATCATCCGCGACACCCCGAAGGCCAAGGGCCGGGTGCGCTCGCATGAGATCTCCATGGTGGCGCGGGCCCGTCCGGGTGGTCGCTTCTCCCCGTCGTCCATCGGCCGATGCGACCGCCAGGCGATCCTCAAGTTCCTGGGGTACAAGGGCTCGCGCAAGGTCAACCCCGACAAGGAGTTGCTGTTCGACGACGGCAACTGGAGACACCACAAGTGGCAGGCACTGTTCCGTGACATGGAGGCGGTGTTCGGAGACCCCGAGAAGTTCAAGGTCATCGACATCGAGTACTTCGTCCACCTCGACGAGTGGCATGTCGCTGGCAACCTCGACGTGACCTTGCTCATCCACGGCAAGTTGTACGTCATCGACATCAAGGGCATCAACCGTCGCGGCTTCGACTGGATCAACCGCGAGGACGAACCGAAGGACGACGCGGTCCGCCAACTCTTGGCTTACATGAAGGCCAAGGGGATCGAGGACGGCATCCTGCTGTACGACTGCAAGGACACGCAGCGTACCAAGTGCTTCGCGGTGGGCTTCGACACCGGCCACTGGAAGTCAGCGGTCGCCTGGCTCAAGGAACAGCACGCGCATCTGAAGAAGCGGCGCATGCCTCCCATGCACCCCGACTGCAAGTTGGGTTCGAGCATGGCGGACACTTGCCAGTTCTACAAGGTGTGCCACGTCCAGAAGTTGTCCGATGAGAAGTTGCAGCGCAAGGCGTACAAGGGCTTCACCTCGATCGACGAGGTGTGGGCCGAGGCCATGAAGGCATTCGAGGAGGCAGCATGACAGAGGTCCGCGAGCCCGCGCCTGACGAGGTCAAGCCGCTCATGGAGGAGTACGCACGCAACTCCCGACCCACCGTGAACCGGCCCGCACCCCCGCCCCGTACTCCGGTCGGCTTCGACCGCAAGGAGTTCGAGGGACAGGAGGCGCACGACCGCTACCTCCGTTCCATCATCAACGGCTCGGGCGGCACAGCCCCGGCTCCGCTGTCCGCTGAGGATCGCATCGCTCACTACATCGAGCAGAACGGTGGGCGTCCGCTGACTCCGGCGCAGGAGCGTCGGATCCGCAAGGCAGCACGGAAGGACATTGCCAAGCATGAGGCATCGCAGGCGATGGTGGCTTCGCTCAAGGGCGTGGCTCAGGCAGCGGAGCGGTTCAAGGGAACTCTCGATGCCCAAGGCTGACCGCAGGGTCGACGATCTCATCGCGGCCACCGGTCCCCTGCTGGAGTTCTTCTCCACGGCTGACGCGGTGTTCGACGAGGACGACGCCATGTCTCCTGAGAAGCGCCAGACCGGTATGGGGAGGATTTACGAGGCCTGGAAGAAGACACGCAAGACTATGGACCCGGACTTCGATGTCGCCCGCGAGGAGCGCAAGGTGTCCGCGCTTGAGAAGGAACACAAGGTGGAGGCTTCTGTCAAGAAGTGGAAGCCGCACTACACAAAGGGAGCAGTGGCGGGCCACGGTCCGTCTCCGAAGACACCGCCCCCTCCGAAGCCCAAGCCGCCCAAGGCTAGCAAGGGGCGTAAGAAGAAGAAGGGCAAGAAATGACAGAGGCCACGGACTCGGTCAAGCGGTACGTCGCCGAGAAGGACTTCGACATCACCTGCTTCGACCCCACCCAGTACGATCTGTACTGGCGGTTCGTGGCCGAACGTCAAGCCGTGTGGTTCCGGCGTGTGTGCATGCAGCGCGAGTGGCCCTGGACTCAGGACCCGATCCTGCAGGCCGAGTTCATCACCAACAACTACCGCGAGTTGGATCCCGGCACGCAGTACGTCGTGTCATCCATCGTGGAGAACGCCGACTACTCCGACCTGGACAAGATGTTCAACGTCGTGATGTACCGTCTCATGGGATCCCAGCCGCCCACGCACCGGCTGGTCGCATCCACCGTGGACGACTACGACGTGGACGTGTTCATCAAGGTCCTCCGCGAGCAGGACTCCGACGTGTTCAAGGTCTTCGGTGACGCCTACCGTGTGGCGGGGTACAACGACGAGGGCGGCGAGGACAAGATCGAGAACGTCGGTCGCCTGTTCGTGAAGATCGCGGACATGATGCCCGAGTACCACCGAAGGGTCGAGGCGTCTCCGGACGTGCAGACCATCTTCAAGGTCTTCAAGGACATCCCCGGCCTCGGCGAGTTCCTGGCCCACCAGATCGTGGTGGACTTGCTCACCGGACCGGACCCCGTGCTCCCGTACGGTCAGAACCAGTGGGCCCAAGCAGGACCCGGCGCACGCAGCGGTATGTGGGCGATGCTCGCACCCGACGTGAAGCCTCGGAACCTGCTCATGGTCATGCGCTGGCTGCACGCGCACCAACGGGAGGAGTTCGCAGCACGCGACCTGCCCTTCGTCCGGCCTCTCGACCATGACGGGGAGCCGCTGGACCTGTCGCTGTGCAACATCCAGTCCACGCTGTGCGAGTTCTTCAAGTACACGCGCATCTGGCAGGGGCACAAGACCGTGGGCGTGCGGAAGTACGACTTCGAACGCCGGTCGGTTCTCGAGCCCGCGCTGTACTGCGAGTCCGACGTGGTGGGCGAGGTCGAGTTCATCAACGGCCCGCGCCTCACGCCCGAGCCTCCGTCGCCGGAGGAGACCTCCGAGGCACTCAGCGACCTGGAGACGGACGAGGAGGCCGAAGCCGCCGTGGAGCCTAGCCCCGAGGCTGGCGAGCAGGGAGAAGCCGCCCAGGCGACGCTGGAGCCGTTCTCCGTGACCCTCCCCGCGAGCGTCGAGGGTGGGCCGACCGTGAGCCTGTCGATCACGATCAACATTAACGGCGGCACTAGGCCATAGGGCCCATTTCGCGAGCCTCGGTCAGGCTTGGGTGAGGGCATGAGGCATAGTTCCCTCTGAGGGGTGGCGGCTACCACTCCCGAAGATCTTTTAGGGAACAGGCCTCATGACAGTAACCACCCTGGAACAACAACACCACTGCGAGACCAACCCTGAGTTGTTCTTCTCATCCGTGGACGACGGTCGGATGGAAGACGGGCGGGTCGACCGCGAGGACCTGGCCACGCGATTGTGCTTCTCGTGTGTCGAGCGGGTTCGGTGTCTGGAGGGTGCGCTGGTCCACCGCGAAGAGTACGGCGTGTGGGGAGGCATGGCAGAAGGGGAGCGGCGGAAGTTCAAGACCTACCTGATCGAGGAAGGGTACGACCGTCACGAGGTGCCATCAGGACTCGAACTGGTGGCATCACTCATTGGTTTCTACAGGCAGCAGCCTTCGCCGGCAATCTGCGGAGCCATGGTTCACACTATGGATCCCATCGACCAGCGGTGCTTCCGCGATCACCTGCTCGAAGAGGGCTACGGGTACGGAGAGATGCCGACCGGTCTCGAACTGGTCGCCTCCCTGATCGCCTTCCTCGACGGCACGATGTCCACTAGGTTCCGCGAGGCAGTCGAGGTAGGGGTGAGCGTCTGATGACAGCAGTCGGCACAGCCACGATCCCTCCGTTGGTCTGGATGGGTGCGCCTTGCCCCACGTGCGGCTGGCGCAAGACCACGGTCAACGGGGTGGAGATGAAGCACACCTGTGCGAATGTCGCAACCGTGAAGTCGGCACACCGATGATGACCAGGGAAGAACTTGAGGAGCGCGGAGCCACCTTCCTCGGCGGCGACACCGCGATCACCTGGTACAAGCGTGGCGACGAGACTGAGCAGATCTACGACATCATGCACATCCTCTGGTGGCACCTGTGCGACGGGCACCTGTGGCCGCACGTCCAGCGGGGCGACGTGGACCCGGGGTACTTCCCGACGTGGGTCGCCTCCGGCATCCAGTCCCACGAGTTCCACTCCGCAGACCCGCTGCACACCGAGCCTTCGATCCTCGCCTCCGACTGCTGTGGTAAGCATGGGTGGATCCGAGATGGCAAGTGGGTCGAGGCGTGATCGTACTCGGGCTCGACTGCTCACTCACGTCCCCGGGCGTAGTGATCTACGACTCCGAGAAGGACGTGGTCCTGAAGCACGCCAACTTCAAGACCGCACCCAAGGATGGTGTCAACGTCCAGCGGGCTGACTACATCGCCGACCGGCTCATCCGCTTCTGCAAGGGCTACACGTTCGACATCATGGCGATCGAGGAGTACGCCTTCTCTCGCCCGACCAACCTGTCCCGGCTCGGCGAGGTCGTGGGCATCGTCAAGTTGCGCATGTGGGAAGCCGGGTACGGGGTGGACTGGACCCCGATCATCGGTACCGCAGCGAAGAAGTTCGCCACCGGTTCCGGCAAGGCAGACAAGGCCATGATGGTGGCCGCTGCCCAGCCCTGGATTGACACCACCAGTGACGACGTGGCGGACGCTCTGGCGGTCGCTCGGCTCGCTGCAGACCACGCTCAGGCTGCGTAAGATTACCCCATATCGCCAAGCGTGGCCGTAGCGCGAAAGACTCGACCCTGTGCGAGAGGGCTTGACTCCGACCCGCGAGGGCGCACTCCAGACGTTACAACAGAATCGGAGTCCGCTGTGTCTGTGCAGCCGCTTCCCCAGCCCGAGTACATCATCGCAGTCGACCCCGCACTCGCCGAGGTCAACCAGGCGGCGGTGGTGATGCAGAGGGTGTCAGGTTTGCAAGGCGAGAACTGGTTGGAGATGCCCGGGATCGTTCGCGGTTCGGTGTCGTCCACCATGGCCCTGGAGCACGCGGAGATCCTTCTCCGTTCGGCAGCCGACCGCCTCGCGGTCCAGCGCCAAGGTGCTCTCGGCTGGTCGGTGCCTCCGGGTGACTGAGGGGAAGCCAGCCTCCCGCGTGGGGCTCGGCACCGTCCCCTGGCCCTCGGGCCGAACCCCTTCCCGATCCTACGGAGAGCGCCGCGTGTGCGCCTCCGAGGACTGCGGCGTGGTCCTGTCCCGGTACAACCCCGGGGCCTTCTGCTCCGGCTGCAACAACCCCCGCGACGTGCGCTACCCCGGCCAGCACCGAGCCGACGAGCGTTAGTTCCGTCCTACTCGATCGTCAGTTACGTACTACTTCTGACTCGAAACGAGTAGAAACCATCGACGTCAGGCACTACTTTGCTCGCCTGGCAGTTCACCATCACGCTTGAACTAGCACGAAACTAGTACGCATCGTGCCGTTCTGAGCGTGGAGGTAGTCGTGTCCAAGGGCAAGACCAAGTCCAAGTACAAGATCGGCGAGCGCAAGCAGAAGGCGTTCGTGGGGATCAAGAAGGGCCTCTCGAACATCGAGATCGCCAAGGACATCGAGGTCAGCCCCGGCACGGTCAGCCGCTACCGCAAGGAGTACATCGAGAAGATCCGGGACGAGGCCCGCAACAACCCGGACCTGCTGCGGGACGTGCTCGGCAACACGATCAAGGCCCTGGAGGAACTCGACCTCGTCAAGGCTGAGGCATGGAAGTTGTTCAACAAGACCAACTCCGAGCAGACGAAGATCTCCTGCCTCGCGCGGGTCACCGCCTGCCAGGATCAGCGAGCGAAACTGTTCGGCCTGTTCGGCGTCAAGGCCGAGTTCTTCCTGCACGTCGATGCCATCCGCCAACAGCAGACCAAGTTGCTCGAATTCATGGGTGAGCACCTGTGCCCACAGGACCGGATCGCTCTCGAGTCGTACATCGTTTCGGCCTTCGCTGGGGAACTGGCTGCGCTGCCGAGTACGGAAGAGCCCTCCCGCACGTGACACACTTGTTGCAGACCTGCCACACCCCGACCCACCCCAAGGAGTACATGTCATGGCAGCCCTGACCGCACAGGCTCCGAGCCTCGCCGGTACCAACCCGACGTACAACACCTGCAACGCGGGTGGCGACACGGTGCCGTGCGGCGACGGCACCTACCTCCACTTCAAGACCACCGGCACGGTCGCGGTCGTCACCATCGGTTCGTACCCGGATGTCGACCCCGGCACGGGTGTCGCCATCCCGGACGCCACGGTCACGCTGCCCGCCACGGGTGAGCGCATCGTCGGCCCGCTCCGGGGCTCGTCGTTCGCCAACCCGGCCGACGGTCGCGCGTACCTGACCTACTCGTCGGTCGTCGGCCTCTCGGTCGCCGTCGTCAAGGTCAACTGAGACGGGTGGGGCGAGTGCCTGTGGCCAGTGCTTGCCCCACCTTCAGTCAAGTGCCACACCAGACGAGCGAGGAGTAACAGACCATGGCTAACTCACTGTTCGATCCAGGCCGCGAGGGGTTCCTGGCGGGTGAGATCGACTGGGACACCGCTGTCATCAAGTTGGCCCTCGTTCGGGCCTACACGTTCAACGCTGCTCACAAGTTCGTGTCGGACCTGACCACTGCAGGCGGCGTGCTCCACGTCACCTCTGGCGCTCTGACCACGAAGTCCATCACGGGTGGCGTCGCCGACGCTGACGACGTGGTGTACACAGCGGTCCCGACCAACGCATCCAACCACTACGGGCTGCTGTTCCAGTCCTCGGCGGTCGGCGGCGGCGCGGATGTGGCTGCGACCGCGCAGCGTCTCATCGGCTACATCGACACGGGCACCAACTTCCCGGTCATCCCCAACGGTGGTGACGTGACCATCGCCTGGTCCAACGGTGCCACGAAGATCTTCAAGTTGTAGCCTCCCGGCTGCGACCTGACCGACACCAGTAAGGACGGACGATGACTACGCTTCTCACCCAGGTCTTCTCGTCCCCCTTCAATGTCGGCGCTGCAGATCTCACCCCGCTGTCCGTCAACAACGGGTACTCAGTCTCGGGTGGTCAGGCGGTCTCCTCGTCGACCACCATGAGTGGCAGCAGCAAGCGGTTCATGTTGATGAACAACCCGAACTGGGCTGGGATCGTCGAGGCCGATCTGCCGGTTCAGGATCAGGCGGGGGTGTGCATCGGAGTTCCGGGCTCCGCTCCTGACGGTGCAGCCGGAGTGTACTTCGGTGTGTTCGCTGACCCGGGCGGCGAGGGGTTCGTGTTCCGGCTCTGGTCCGAGTCCCAGCAGTCCACGGGCAAGCCGTTCGGCAGCACGTACATGGACAACGGACAAGAGGCTCGGTGCTGGATCCCGGCTGGCACCGAGTTCACCGTCATTCTTGGTGCACGCAGCAACGGCTGGTTCGTCAGCATCAACGGCAAGCAGACCCTGCGTCTTCTGATCACGGACCGCAGTCAGAGCCCGGTGACCACCACCCGTGGCAACACCCGCGCAGGGTTCTGGTCCACGGTCTCTGGTGCCAAGTGCAACCGGCTGGTAGTCAAGGCCGCAGCCAACCGTGGGTTCCCGACCGCTCGCGGCTCCTACTTCTACGACATCTTCGCCCGGGCCAACGGTAACTGGGACTGCACGGCAGCCGACATCCCTCCGCAGGCTCCGCTGTCGAACGTGAGTGCTTCCTCCAACCTGACCATCGTCGGCAACCAACTGTCCATCAACAGCAACGTGTTGACTCAGTTGATCAGCCCAGACTCGAACTCGACGGACAACAACCGTGACCTCGGGATCGCTTCGATCCTCACCTTCAAGTACGTCAGCGGCACGTTCAAGATCCAGTTCAACGTAGGTGGACCTCTGCAGATCGGCATCAACTCTTCGGAGCCTGGTGCTCAGTACGGTGTGGCGTACGCAGGCTCGGACACCAAGGGTGGGTTCATCTGGGGTCAGAACTACGCGACTCTGATCACCTCGGGCCAGTACATCCAGCACCGTACGTACGTGAAGTACGACGCGGCTCAGTTCCCCACCGCGCTGGACTTCGCACCGTACGAGAACTTCACGCGGCACGAGACGTACACCGGCACGTCCATCAGTGGTCCCTGGACCAAGGTGCTGGAGGCCACGACACCCGGCACAGGCGGTGCCACGGGTCCGGGAGTGTTCGGCGGTGTCAGCATCTGCTACAGCACCCCCAACAACGCAGCCGTGATCGATGAAGTGTTGTTCGAGCGCGCCCCGGGCACCGACTTCGCTGCTGGAGCCTGGCCCTACGACTACCTGGTGGCCGAGGGTCCGCTGTACAGCGGGCTGGGCCAGGTGGGTCACCTGTTCCTGGGCCGAGACAAGATCTCTCAATTGGTGGAGGCCAACTAGTCATGACGTTCTACACAGGCTCCGTCGTGGGTACGGGCATCCAGGCGCAGATCGACTCGGTGATGTCCACTGCAGGGTGGACCAAAACTGGGGCCTCGTACCCGTTCACCTACTCGAACTCCTCAGCCTCGGGCCAGGACCGGCTGGTGTCGTTCACCATCGACGCGGTCGCGGCGGCTGCCATCACCTGCTCGGCCATCGGCACCTCGAACAAGACGCTGTACATCTACACCGGAGCCACCTCGCTGTCCGGCACCTTCATTCTCACGATGAGTGTCGGTCCCAACCATGTGTTCATCTGCCTGGAGGGACCGGCCCCTGCTGGCACCGGAGCCAAGGACGCCACATGGGGCAGCACCCGATCGTTCTTCGGCATGTTCCCGCTGGTGCCGTACTACCTCTCGGACAACGTGGTGGCAGATCAGGTCGTGGCGATGTCCGGTACGTCCGCCTCGTCCGACACGGGCACCGAGAAGTGCTACGTGAAGAAGGGGCTCAACGCAGCGGCGTGGGAGCCCGCCGAACTGATGACCATGCGTCAGGCGGTGATCAACCCTGGCGTAGTCGGCTCGCTGATCAACAAGAGGGAGACCGGCGGGTCGAATGTCATCTACTGGCCCTTCGTGGTCAGTGAGGACAACTCGGGTGTGCGCGGTCGGCTCGCGGAGGTGTACCTGGGTGGCGAGGCCTACCTCGACACGGGCGACGGCTTCGGTCAGTCGCACTCTGGGCTGTCCCCCAACATCGACGGCATCGCGTTCACCACCGTCTCTCCCTTCTTCATCCCCAACGGTGGGTCCAGTGTCAACTACTCGCCCTTCGGTGTACCAATCAAGAACCTTGCTCAGACCTCAGGAGCCGTCGACGGCGGTCCGTTCATCGTAGTCAGGAGTTGACATGTTCCACGAGTGGATGAACGGTGACGGCACGGTCACGCGGTTCGAGGTCGGCAGCAAGTTGGTGAGCATCCTCACCGCTGGGTTCGAACTGCTCGACGGTCCCCGTGCTGCTGTCGCGGCTGAGATCGCCGAGGACGCCCTGCGCTACCCGGCCACCGACACGCAGCCGAACGGCACAGGGGTGACTCGCGACCAACTCGTCACCTCCATGCGTGGCGCTCTCAACTCGCTGCGGGAGGCCACTCAGGACGGGTACGTGTCGAAGGAAGAGATCGCCAACGTCGCACCGGCCATCATCCCGACGCTGATCATGCTCCGTGACTACGGTCAGACGGACGATGAGATCGGCTTCCTCGCGGACCTCATCGGCTTCCAGACCATGCAGGCCTTCCTCGACGTGATCAACCGTGCGGCAGCCGGTCTCACTGCGCTGACCAACCAGCAGGTGTCGTTCCGTCAGGACCTGCAGAACCTCCGAGCCGAGTTCAACACGTACCGCGAGTCGCACCCGTGACCCCAGCGATCGTCGAGGGCGATCGCTCACTCACAGCAGCGGAACTCGACGAGCGGATCCGAGCAGTGTCATCAGTCATAGGTGACATCGCTCCGCCCCACTCGGTCGTAGCGGTCACAACAGACAACCGTCTCGAGTCGTACGAACTGTTCATGGGCGTGGCGCGGTCCGGTCGCGCAGCCCTCCCGCTCCCCGGCTTCCTGCCTCGCATGGCGCGCTCAGCGATCAAACGCACGGCCCGTGCCAGGGCGGTCGTGGGCGTCGGGACCGGGTGCCTGGACCCCAGCACCCCGGAGTACGCCCAGAACCTCGCCAGATCGTCCCCTGCTGCTTCCCAGTACGGCGGCGCGCTGATGTTCGGGTCGTCCGGGACCGAGGGTCGGCCGAAGATCTTCAGCCACAACCTCACGAGGATGACCCGGTACTGCCGCGACCTCGACCTGTACGAGTACGGCTACTCCCGTGGGCAGCGGGTGTTCGTGTGCACTCCGTTCGCTGTCGGCGTAGCGACGATCGTAGGTCTGCTTACCACACTGAACGAAGCAACCATGGTCATCGACCAGCGCAAGGTCACACCGCAGGTGTTCGCCGAGGTGGTCAACCGCCATGGGTGTAACATGGCAGCAGCGGGGCCCACGATCATTCGTTCACTTATCGAGGCGGGCTTCTCCTCGGCCACCTTCCCGTCGCTCCGCATGATCCACTCGTCCAGCAACGACCTGCCGATGGAGTTGCAGGAGAAGTGGCTGCGCCAGTTCCCGAACGTAGCACTGGTCAACCTGTACGCGACCACTGAGTGCGGGCTCATCTCTGCGAAGGTGATCACTGAGCCGACTCGGTCAGTGGGTGCTGCGTTCCATGCGATCGAGGTGCGCATCGACTCGGACGAGTCAGGCATCGGTGAGATCTCCGTGCGAGGGGACTCGACGGCGAACAAGAAGATCGGCTTCCTTGGCATCCAGGACATGCCGAAGTGGGTGGCACCCGGAGACTACGTGGGTGTTACTGACGGCGAACTGGTAATCGAAGGAAGGCGCTCGGACAAGATCCTGGTGAACGGCAACACGGTGTACGCCACCTCAGTCGAGCGAGCCATGCTCACGCATCCGGGAGTGCGAGCCGCCGCAGTCATCGGAGTGTCGGACCGTCGCACCGGCCAACAGGTGCAGGGGTTCTACGAAGGAGACGCCACCGAGGCGCAGGTGCTGGAGTACGTGCGGTCCTGGGTTCCGCACTACGCTGTGCCCAAGACCATGACCAAGGTGGGATCATTGCCTATGAGCCCAGCCGGGAAGATCAGGAAGAAGGGACTGCGATGAGCGGCCACGCTGGTACCGAGTTCCGGTTCCTGACGTACGAAGAGAAGCAGACCTCAACGTCCATCGACCCCACGGCTGAGGTGGCAGTGGCGATCGACCCCGGCAACAACGTGGTGTCGTTCTTCTACTTCCACGGACTGCGGGGCACCCCGTGCCTGGAGTGCGTGAAGACCTGCCTCACCACGATGATGCTGTGGACCATCCCGAACCGCCGCGACGAAGGAATCTTCAAGGCGCTGTACGTGTGGGTCATGGAGCAGAAGCAGCCCAACAAGATGTACGAGGCTTCGCTCGCTCCGGCTGGTGACCGCGAGACCATTCGTTGGAAGTACGGCATCACGCCTCCGCTGCGTGGGACCACCGACATCTCGTACGAGGACGCCGAGGCGCGGGCCGTGGAGTTCTACGACCTCGTGCAGGCGGCGGTGAACAACTGATGGGTGCTCTCAAGGTCTGGGAGGTTGGTGTCACCACCAACGCCATCACGGTCAACCCGACCACGATCGGTTCGTCTGAGTCATGGGGCACGCCCACCGCTACCCTCACGGGTCCGAACGTTGTGGCCACCCCGACTTCGATTGCGTCTGCAGAATCGTGGGGAACGCCGGTCAAGACCTCGGGCCCGCTCACGGCGTCCCCGACCTCGATCGGCTCAGCGGAGTCCTGGGGCTCTCCCACGGCACAGCAGGGGCTCCAGGTGGCTCCGGCCTCGATCGCCTCTCAGGAGGCCTGGGGAACGCCCACAGCGGCTCTTGGCGTGGTGTGCTCGCCTGCGTCCATCGCCTCGCAGGAGGCTTGGGGCCAGCCGACCTTCACGCCAGGTCCCCGCACGCTGTCCCCGACTTCGATTCCCACCGCCGAGTCGTGGGGAGTCCCGACCGCGACGAACTACTTCGTGGCCGTGCCGCAGTCCATCCTCTCGGCCGAGTCGTGGGGGCTGCCGACGCTGGTCCTGTCACTCAAGGTGTCCCCTGTCACCATCCCTTCGCAGGAGTCCTGGGGTACTCCTTGGGCGAACATCGGTACGATCATCACGGTCGACCGACCGGGCATCATCATCGAACCCAACCAGGCAGATCTCAAGATGGGACCGTACGACATGCCCTACGCCATCCGAGCCGGAGACACGCTGCCCCCGCTGGTCATCACTCTCACCGACAAGGGTCAGCCGATGGACCTGTCCTCCTACGGCGATGTCGTGGTGCGGATCAAGTACGACGGCACCGACACCGTGCTCGTCAAGGACGCCACGGTCCTCGACCAGAACACGAACAAGGGTCAGGTCCGTGTGAACTGGGCCTCGGGTGACACCGACATCGTCGGGGACCACGACGTGCTGGTGACTGCCACCGGCATCGACGGAGACCGCACCTTCCCCGGCGAGGGCGAAGGCTCGGTCGTGTTCGCGGAGTCGTTCGCGTGAGTGCTCGCTGGTGGTGGCTGCTGTTCTTCATCCTGCTGGCGGTGCTGGTCGTAGCGTTCTGCATCTACGAGTACCGTGGTGTCACCGACGGTAGAGACGGCGGAACGGTCAGTGAGTGGGTGCACGACGAGGTGTCCCCATGGTTGGTGTGGCCGGTCCTGCTCGGCGCTGCGCTCACGCTTGGGTGGCACTTCACGGTAGGCAAGGGCAAGCGTTGGGTTCCCGCTCGCAAGCGTGACCCGCAAGATCCGCCTGCGTAACCCGTAGACATTCGGGGAATGATGTGTCATCATGGTCTTCAACACGACCTAGGAGGTGACACGCAATGTCCGGCACTGACACCCTGACCACCCTGAGGGAGAGCGTGCTCACGAAGGTCGAGCAGCGTCTCGAGGACCTCAAGGAAGCGTCCTAGACCAAGCCGTCCAAGAACTCTTCTACGGACCACGGCTCATCGAACCCGGACAGATCCACCGGCTCAACCAAGGGCTGCATGGTGGTGGGTCTGTTCGGGTTTCGCATGTACTCGTTCAGGCGGGCGATCTCATCGACGCGAGCCTGCTCCTTGGCTGGTGTCAGCCTGCGTCGGCGGGTCATCATCCCTCGAATTCCTCGTCGATCACGGGGTCGAAGGTGGTCCTGGGAGCAGGCGCAGGGAGGGCCTCAGCGATCGCGGCGGTCATCCGCTCTGCCACGGGCTTCCACGCGGTGTACTGGGCCGTCCTGGCGTCCTCTGCTGCCTTCTGCAGGGCTGCGACCTGGAGCGCGTGGCGCTCTCGGCGGGCCCTACGTCCATCGTTCTGTCGGCTGCGGATGCACCCAACGACGATAGCAGCGGCCACCATCACCGTGGGGATCCAGCACACTGGGTACTCCAGCAGGAACAGCCAGGTGAACCACAGCAGGCACAACCCTACGGGGATGGCGATGATGCCGAGCAGTGTGGAGAACATCAGCACCTCACTGAAGGTTGGTGGGATCGATCTGGGACGGACGCCGACGATCCATTGTCGTGGATCTGGCGACCGCTGGGGCGTCCTGGGGAGAGCGGGCAGGCTCCCGGCGAGGGAGTCGCGGGGCCGTGCGCTGAGCAGCGACAGCGGTCTCCCTGATCCCCTGGTTGCTGAGGCGCACGTGGCAGTCCTCGCACAGGGTGATTTGCAGTGCCCCGTTGTGCTGGACCCCAGCCCCTGTGTTACAGCGGTTGCAGTGCGGATCGAACCTGACCGACACCTCGATGTCACCGAGGCCGTACTCACGCGTGAGCCGGGTAGGCACCGTGTAGGTAGTGCCCCGGAACAAGGTGTCACCCGCTGCGTGAGACCTCTGCAGGTCGCGGAGCAGCATCTCACCCATCAGGATCCATCGCTCGCCGGACTGGTCACCGAAGCGGGACCACAGCCACAGGTTGCCATCCTCCTGGACGGTACCGAACCCTCGGCCACCGTTCTGGTCGCACCGCACGATGCGAAGGTTCGCCAGTTGACCGTTCTGCACGGTGTAGAGGTCGTACCGGAACCGCTGGATGACCTCGTGGTCACCGGCCTGGTCCTGGCGTGACAGCACCATCTCGTACACGCCGTTGGGCGAGCCGATGCCACCGTTGTACCTGGCAGGTGCGTACCGACGACGACCGTTGGTCACCGTTGTGCGAGAGGCTCCGGTGGACAGCGCCTCACTGGTGGGTGCAGCGGCACCTTGGTCACCGATGATCACCGGCCTGCCGGTCGTGGCTGCCAAGTCAGCGGCCCTGCCTACGGCTGCCAGACCGGAGGCCATCGTCTCAGCGTTGCGCACAGCGTCCGTCAGGGCCTGCCCGAGGATCGCTGTCAGGTTGCCAGGGTCGCCGGTCTCCTCATCGTAGATGGGCTCACCCGGATTGATGATGCGATCGGACGTGCCCTGGCGGACCCGCATGTTGGCACGGAGCACCTCCAGGTCATCCGCGTCCGGGAAGATCTCGTCGAGGATCTCCTGCCAGGTGAGTGCGTAGGTCGTCCGGTTCTGCCACACATAGTGGAAGACATCGAAGTTGGCACGGGCCCACCGTAGGGTGGCGGCACCGTGGTCCGGCAGGTCGTAGCGGTGGATGAGCATCATCCGCCACCCAGAGTTGGTCAGCCCCGGGGACAGCGCACCGTTCTCATTGATGCGACGGATCCACCTTGCGGCAGACCGCTCCCACGGGGCTGAGCCGACGCCCTCGTCCTCCACCATCTCGAGGAACTGTACCATCGGACGGTTGTCCTGGTACCAGGCTCTGTCGAGGGCTGAGTTATCGACCGGCATGATGTCCTCCCTTGAATCTCACAAAGATTGTACCCGGTGAGGACATGTTCAAATCGCTCAGCGTTGGGGGAACTTCTTGTACGTCTCTCGCTGCTTCTTGATCAGCGCGTCCAGTGCCCCATGGGCCTCGCGCTCAGCATCACGGTGGGCTGACGCTGCGGCGAACATGTCACCCGTCACCGTTCCCTCACGGATGCCGTCAGCACGGTCCGCTGCCCTGCCTGCTCGCTCTGCCGCCTCCAGGACCTTCCTAGCAGCGTCCTCCAGCGCGTCTTTGGCTGCCCTACGCGCTCGGGCCTCTACTGCATCCACGGTCGTCCCTTCCAAGCACGGCTAGAGGGCCCCTGCTGCTGCAGAGACCCTCTAGCATTCTACGTGGGTTGAGCGGTCAGCCCTGCTGGGCCTGCTCCTGGGCGATGGTGTCGATCGCAGCGCGGGCGAACGTCCAGCGACCGGCCTCGTCCTGCGTGCCCCCGAGGTCAGTGCCGTGCGCGCACACGTACGAACGGGAGCGACCGAGGATGTCCATCACCTCGTTGGTGGTGTACGGAGCGGGGCCTGCCTCCTGGTCGAGAGCACCCGTGGTTGCCATCGGCGGCTCGTCACCGTCGTCCTCGGGGATGTACGCGACACCGTCCTCGTCCAGGGGCGAGACCTGCGTGCGCTCCTTGCCGTTGATGTCGACCTCACCGGCCCAGTAACGCTCCTGGGTGGCGGACGAGAGCAGGTCGATCGGGGCGACGAACTGGATCACCCCTGAGCGAACCGCCTTGCGGAACAGCGTCGGGCGCACCGTGTAAAACAGGGAGCACGCCCAGCCGACGGCGTCGTTGGCCAGCAGTCGCTGTGCGGTGAGGTTGTCCTCGGCCTCGGAGAGACCGTCGATGTTCGCGACGTTCAGCGCCTGCAGGTGGGCACGGAGACCCAGGAAGGTGCTGATCACCGAGAAGTCAGCGCAGTCGATCTGACCCAGGTCGTACTGCATGCGCTGGAGGGCCAGCCCGTGGTTGACACCGGCAGTGTCGACCTCGAACGACGGGGCCGGAACGGAGTAGGCGTCCGAGGCCCGCTGCAGGAACGTGCGGAACTTGACGTACCGCTCCTCGTCCGTGCCGGTCCAGGGCTTGCTGAGGAAGAGTTCGTCAGCGGCCCGCAGGACCGTGGGGTGAAGGTTCTTGAAGTGAAGGTGGTAACGCATCGGTCTGTCCTCCCTAGTCGATCTCGAGTTGGGTCAGTGCTTCGTCGAGACCGATGTCACCGGACTCGATCAGGGCCTTCACCTCACGGCGGACGGCCCACTTGACGTACTGGGTGGCGTTCAGGAGAGCGCCCCCAGGCACCTGCCAGGTATTCTGCCCGATGTAATAACCACCAAACTCGTCCACCTGGTTGATCTTCTGATCGGGCACACCGTGAGGCGTGGGGGATGTGCTGACGGCGTCACTGCTGGGTGCAGTGGCTCCGGTGCGACCGTACCGACGAGGCTGCCCGGACATGCGGTCCGTGATCCCTCGGGGATCCCACAGCGGGTTGTCGATGGGCCAGGCGTCCTGGACGGAGGACCGGAACGGGCTGCCGCCGGAGTAGGACGGGGCCGGACCGGACCGCTCGGAGGCTGCCCAGGACTTGATCGGCTCTGCGTACTGCGAACGCTCGGAGACCTTGCCCTGCTTGACAGTCATCAACCAGTTGGTCTTGTCCTCCAGGTCGTGGTACGGCCCGTGCTTGATGAGGCACTCGTCGATCACACCCTGCTCGGATGCGAAGATGAGGGATCCCGCCTCGGTGGTGGCGTACACCAGGGGTCGTCCGTCCAGGCGGGCGATCCGCAGGACCTCCGGCTCCTCAACGTTGGCCCACACCGCGACCATGTCACCCTCGATCTTGCGCAACCCAGGGCGGATGCCCCACTTGTTGATCGCTGCGAAGATGGCCTCGGAGTCCACGCCGCTCTTGATGTCCTCTCGGCCCGTCTTGTCCAGGATGCCCTGCCAGTTCCGCAGGACCCCGTTGTGGACGCCGACGATGTCACCGTGGGGGATCGGGTGGTTGTTCCGGTTGTACCGGGGGTGAGCCTTCTCGCCACCCGTGGCGTAGCGGACGTGACCCACGAGCCACTTCACGTCGCCAGGGATCTCGACGGTGTCCATGGCACCCTTGGCCTTGCACGACCCAGGGGTCTTCACCCACTCGATCGTGTCGGCGTCCGAGTTGCAGTACATGTAGCCCCAGGCGTGAGGGCCACGGTGCTCGATCGCGGGGAACATCAGCCGAGCGAACTCCTCGGGAGTCCACTCCTCACCCTCGGGCCCCTTGGGGCCGTAGGCGATACCGAAGATGCCACACATGGTACGGTCTCCTTGCAGTAGGTCTGGATGTATTGTACCCGGCGAGCGTCCAGTGCAAACGCTCAAGCCTGGGTGGACTTGTCAGTACGCGGGGCTGGAGAAGTACTCCTGGGGGACGGAGTCCTTCCAGACCTTGTTGAGGCGACCCATGTCTTCGAGTGACAGGTCGGCGCTGTAGCGGAGGACCTGGAGGAAGCGGTGGTACGCTGCCTTGTCCGAGGTGTCACCCGACTTCATGCCACCCAGGGCGTAGCGCTTGTTGAACGAGCGACGGTTGCCACGTCGCGCATCCTCGACGATCGCCACGCACATCGCGATGTAGGCCTGCACTCGCTCAGGGTTGAGAGACGAGTTGAAGATCCGGAACTCGATGGTCTGACGGTAGAAGTACGAGTGAAGGTTGAGACCGCAGTAGCGGCTGCCGTGACCGTGGTCACGTGCGGAGTACGAGTGGTCCTGTCCGGGACGGAGACCGTACCAGGCTCGCGCAAGGGTGGGGAGGTCCTTCGCCTTGGCGATCTTGCTGACCCGCTCGTGGGTCAAGGGGTACGCGTACCGACGGGCCTCGGGGCGCATGTTCCGCCACCCAGAGGACGCCACGCGGTAGATGACATCCTCGAACTTGACGAAGCATCGAGCAACGTTGGCGATCTGCTCGGGGGTCAGGTCACTCGCGTCGATGTGGACGTGGATGCCTGCGGACTCGTTGGTGGTTGCGCCAGAGGCAGCGAGAGCCTCGATGGCAGTAGTCACCTGTGCCCGCTGGTCGGGGTTGTCGAAGTCGAGCGGGGGCCCGACCATCTCACCACCGTTGTACACTGACGCATCGGTCTTGACGACCCACCCATCAGTGTCGTGGGTCAGGTAGCCCACCTGACCGGTCCGGTTGGACAGTCCCGCCTGGTTGATCTGGTTGATAGCGCGCGGGATGTCACCCCCGAACTCTACCTCGATGCCGAACTTCCTCATCTGAGCCTCCCTGCTAGGTGAGTGCCGGTCGCTCCGGCTGTCGTACGTTGTCAGTATGCCGCACTGGCAGCCCGTACAAACACCTAACGTTGTGTGATGTTCGGATCCCCTGCACATCCTTTATTGTACGCAGGCGAGATACACACCCATGCGTGAATGTTGGAAAGTTTCACCCTTGGGCCACAGTTTCACAACGGGCTGGGCCGGGTACAATGCCTCCACGAACGTACGCACGAGCAGCAGGGAGGCTGTGTCATGAGTGCACGAATGAAGGTCACGATCGAGACCCCGCAGGGTGAGGTCCGTGACACCAAGATCCTGTTCGGCTCCGACAACAGTGAGGCGTCCAACAACGCTCGCTCGTGGATCGACAGCAACGTCAACCCGGGCGAGACCTGGACGATGT